ATGACCACCTCATCGGTCATCGACACCACTGCTTCAACTGATGGATCGCTTGAAGAGGATCCTTTCTGAACCACTGGGACGTGGGGGTCGGCCTGCGGGCCGGCTTCCACAACCCTTGCTTTTATAAGATCTTAAATCACAAAAATGTTAACGGTGCTATTTTGTATATGTATGACGTTTTATAAATAAAAATCCAATAATGTAACCGTTAACATCTTAAAACACACAAAACATCCAAAATCTATGTAAATTTTCCACTTAATTTATATAGGTTTATACCATGAATAGGAGTATCATAGTATGAACGCTGATGTAATGGTGACTATCCACAATGCTCTTTACGGTCCGTCCCGTATCGGAAGAATCGGTAAAGACACTCTAGTTATTGAAAACGTAGACGACCAGTATTCTTTGTTTCGTAGAACCTTTTTCGGAGCGTTTGCTATCGCTACACAAAACCTTCGAAAAGATTCCCCTAATACAAAATGGGTTCTTGAAAGCCCAGAGACTCGTCAAATATCGTGGCTGCATAACGCAAAATATGGTGGCATTCAAGGCAAAATTTTGACAACCCAAGATGATAATCAGCTACGTCTCCAAGTTCTTCGTTTCTACCCTAAAGGTAAAACGCATGAACTTATCAACCAGACATTTGAGATCAAATGAGTAAAATAAGCTGGTCCTTAACCCAAATTGGATGGTTTATGGGCACAGTTGCTGCATCTGCAGCAGTCATGCTTATGTTCTATCCTTACTGGTTGATTGTCATGCTTATGGCTGTTCTAATAGCCCATGAACTTGGTCATTTTGGTGCAGCCAAACTCCTTAACGCAAAAGCAGCATTGCCTTTGTTTATTCCATTAGGTCCTATCGCAGTAGGTGCGACTTGGATACCAACAAAGGATGCTGAGAAGATCCGTGCCATCTCCATGGCCGGCCCTATAGCAGGTCTCCTAGTTAGTCTTGCGATGTTTATCGCATTCTTGCTAGCTGGATCTCCACTAGGTGCTTGGTTCTCAGGTGGTATGGCAATAAGAGAACTGCTCAATGCCACCTTTGGTGGAGATGGGCGCAAATTCCGTAAAGCTAGAAAGCGAAGTGCAAACACTAAAAACGTCTCGACAGTTTCTGTAGCATGGGACCTGCACGAACATACTAATTGGAGGGTAGCGCAATGAGGGTTGCGTCGTTCATGCTTAAAGGCATGTTGAAGTGGTTCGTACTTAGTTTCTTGGGCTGGTTGTTCAAGCAAACTTTCGATGCTGTAGTTAGCCCTTTCGCTGAGAAATGGCTTGCTAGTGTCAACCGCCGTAGCCGTTCTGTTGCTACGGAAATGGGGTTGGCATATGAGTTGGTTTAAAAAGATTAATGCTAAGAAAGTAAAGCGAGCTGCTTGGCAAGCTACCTATTGTGTCGGTAGTGCTGCTGCAACCGCTGCTGTACTATATGCCATGTTGCCACTTTGGCTAGGCATGCTTATCATGATTATTGTTGCAGCACATGAGTTTGGACATTATTTTGCTGCTGCAACAACAGGGCAAATGCCTTTGCTGCCATTCTTCATCCCATTGATATATGGGGTGCTAGGTGGTACCACAGTAAAAGGTAAAGATCCAACCCATCTTCAGTCGGTCGCCTTGGCGGGACCAGTGGTTGGGTCTATCATTGCTGTTGTCATGATGCTAGCTGCTATCGCAATGCGTTTCACGCCAATGGCGTGGGCGTCAATGTGGATGCTGCTTTTCCAGGTATGGTCCGGTACTTTTGGCGCTGATGGGCGTCGTTTCAGGAGGCACAAGAATGAATCCAAAGAAGCTACTGATTTCTCTGCGTTTGCAACTGCAACAGTTCCAGTCTGAGACATTCTTTATTACGACTGGACTCCCTGGCATTATCGGGCCTATGGCCTCGCTTAACAATATGTCTACTTCAATCAGGGCGATGCAACTCAGCTCGAATGCTTTGAAGAAAGGGGCGGTCACTGCATGCGATTGTGCGCGCAGTGTTTGTAAGCCTGTAGACGATTTGTTTAAGCAACGTTCATCACCGTACGCATATCATCAACCAACAACGTATTCACAGCCACAGTATGCGCCAATGCTGCAGCCCACATACACTATGCATATGCCGCCGATGATTGACCCAACAGCAGATAATCCAATTGGGTAATCCATTTGTTAGGTTTGAGAATTGGCGCAAATCCACCTATCTTTCTGTAGCACCCATCTTTGGTGCAGGGTCTGGTGGAGATCTTATGCAAGTTGGTCCGTTAGCAATCCTCAGTTCCCTGTTTGATAAAGAAGAAAAATCAAGCAACAATAAAACAAAATCATCAAACATTGAACGACCAAGACCAGTTAATCAAGAATATTACGCATATCAAGACGAACGTTTCGATTTAGTAATCCACGACTGGGGTTCTAACAAAACTGACTTCTTTGATGAAGATTTTGTAAGTGGTCTTGGTCAACTAATTAAAGGCTACATTGCTGATCCGCTAAATGAAAAGGATCACGCATGGGCAGGTATCTAAATAATCTTAAACAATTTAAATCAGATTGCTTTATAACCACTGTGCCAATCTTAACTCCCCGAGTTGCCGGTGCCGGCATGATGGTATCACCTAAAGTTTTACTTGCAGCAATTATCGGGAAAATAACTGGCGAACCAGAACATGAATCAGATTGCAAATGTGATCTCTGTAGTTATCGCGACATTAAGAAGCAAGCTCAGAACGAAGTTGCCGGCCAAAGAGTTCAAATAAGTAATTTTGTTTCAAACATTTTTCCAAATCATACAAAAGATAATGATGAACTCACCGAAGACGAAGTAATCTACCATATAAATTGGCTTACTGACAATTTTCCTGAAATAGTCTGGCGCTACGAAGACCGTGAAGGTCCCCTTTACCTTGCGGATAGAATAGCCGCTTCACATAGATCAAAAGTAGACATAACGTTACTGCAAATACTTTTAGATAACCATAAACTTACATTCTTAAGTAAAGATGAACTAGATGAAATCATTGACAGCACTGAATTGGACAATAATGGAATGATTGATTCTTGGGCTGCGATGTTTGAAATTGCGGCTTTAAGAAAAGAGAGGGAAATGGAAGGGTTCGAAGCTGCCGTCGCACTCGACATTCCCTAGCGTGAATGATACTCCAAAGCTGATCTGGGTCGGAAGGATAGAGCGTTTCCTTCTGGCCCAGAGAAGCTGGAGTATCACATACAGTATCATTCACCACGACATTGGGGGTTTCAATGGAGTTATATTCTTTCTTGGTATTCGTGCATCTACCAGAATGCATCTATTTTACGAATGCCCAAGGTGATCCAAAGGCCTAAGAATTTTTTCTATGGCCTGCTTAGATCACAGGTTTTAGTCAATTATCGTTTCTACAAAGGAGTAAAAATGGTTACTTTCACTAGGAATATTCCTATAGAAAGATTTGATAATAGTAAAGTTTCTGCACTTGTGAAAAATTCTGACGCACAGATTACAGGTATAGCTTCTGTTAACCTCTCTGATTCAGAAGTATCAATTAGGGAAATAGATGAGTTTGGTTCTTTGTGGGTAATCCCATTTGATGAAATTGAAAACCTTAGGTTCGTTACTAGTGGCATAGTTAGAGATTGCTATTGGGATGAACCAAGCGATCTCGTACATGTTCCAACTTTAGGAGAATGGAATAAAAATGTTTTCCGCAAGAATCTTTGATGGTTTTATAGATTTCCACCCTAGTTATCGAGCAAACTGTGACGTGTGTAAGAGTGATATTGCCAGCTTGTATGATATAGAAGAATCACAAGATTTATGCGCAGAGTGCTGCAACGATATATGGTATGCGCGTTTAATGCTGAAATCTATAAATGTTATTAGCAATAACTGGTGTGAAAACTGACATTATGAATGCTAAGTTTAATCCTTATGAAGTAAAAATATCACACCACGCAAAAACAAGATATCTTGAAAGAAATGATCTGAAAGTAAAGTCAGCAATAACTAAGTCAGACTACCTTAACGTAGAAGGTAGGATAAGAAATGAATTATTCGCTATGTGCTTTCAAAATCCACTATCAAAAGGTTCTCACAATCGCAAACATTTTCGCAATGAAGACAATGTCTTCGTGCTATCGGACAAATGTGATATTGTAGTTACATTTTATAAATATCAAAAACTTTCTAAATCAAAAGTAAAACAGATACGAAAGTCCATATCATAACTAGAAAATCTGAGTGCCAAGTCACCCTTATCTTGGTTGTTGAACCTACAGCACAGTTCATCTGGGCTATTAAGGACTCCAGTGAGAGCCATAGTTTCGTTGTAGACAAATCTCAGATGCCTGATCTTAGTCCCCCCGCTAAGGTTAGGCCCAGTGTTCGGGTACAGCAACCGTTTCTATACTCCTTTTCGGTTGCTGTACCCGAACTAATGGAAATCTACTCAATTAAAAGAAAAGGTTAAGATGGATTATTCAAAAGCAACTTGTAAATCTTTACCTCAAGATAAAAAAGACTACTTTTTCTCTAGCAAAGTTAGGGATCTAGTCAGAGCAGCTGAAATATGCAAACATTGCAGTATCCAAGAAGATTGCCTTAAAGAGGGTCAATCGTCGTGCACAAATAATGGAGTATGGGGCGGAAAAGTGCTCTCGGGTGGTGTTCCAATATCTTCTGGAGCTATACAAACCAAGTTTAGAAGCAAAGGTAATGTAAGGTTCTATTGGCACTCATAAAGGGAGTAGTTCTTGATAGATAATGCTGATGTGTTTGAGTCGGAAGAGTTAGAAGATGTTTACGAAATAGAATCAAACTATGCTTCAATATCATCTGGGGAAATCACTAATCAAAATGCTAACTCAATTCAAAATGCAAAAGATAAAGTAAAATCATTAACAACAGATGAGTTTTTAATAGAAGCTTATACTGCAGCGACACAACTCAGAAATACCTTAGGCGACGCAGACGCTTTAGTGTCAGAGCTGAGTGAAATAATAAGAATGAATGTTCTTGTAGTGGCAGCAACACTAAAGGAACGACCTGCAGAATTAATATTGGCATCTGCTCGGGCTTTGCCTGATGATGCTAGGTCTTTGTTTTTGGCAGAAACAATTGAAATGCTTTCTTTATATAAACGCTCAATCGAAAGCGAGACAATCAATGAAGCAGCAAGCAATTTTCATTGAAGAAATTTCTTTATGTGAACAGTATTCATCCCGCCCACAAGAACTAGTGTGTCGTACCTGTACTAAAACTAGTGATAAGTTTTGGGCTCACAACAAAGTAGAAATAGTAAAAGCTAAGTCATCTAATGACTTTGAAGCATCAGACTATGCATGCTCCCCCAGTAAAATCTGGGATGAAGTAAAGGTACTAAATACTACTGACCATAATAATCGAGTAGTTGCGATAGATCAAGAATCGCAATACAAAACAAGAGCATTTGTAGAAACTTGTGGCCATGATGTAAGGCGCCAATGCCTATCGTGTGACCATTTCCTACCTATAGAAGTTGATGTAGCTCCGCCTGGTAAGGTGGATTCTGAAATACTTTTTAAACCTGTAGAGAAAAATGGTAAGTTAGTACTTGAACCTTTTTCTTCTGATGGTTCCCCTGTAAGGAAGTGGAAAGTCGCAGTAGGCGGATCTTGTTCTCTGCCCGTAGAGGGAATAGAAAAGAATGGTAATAGACTTTACTGTGACTTCTCTCCAAAGGGTAAGCGTGTAGAATCTCCTAGTTGTGCTAACTGCTACTACCTTGATTATGCGGGAGATCAATGGCAATTCAACTACTTAGAGCTGAATGATAACGCTGCACTGACACCATGGGAAAAAGAAATTGCGCTGAAAGAATCAGAAGCGCTTGATATACCTACGTGGCAGTCGCTTGGACTTGCCCTGTGGAAAAAACAAACCCAAGGTAATGGGCGCGTATTGTCGTTTACTGTGCAAATTCTACGTAAAGATTATCATCAAGGACAACTTAAATATAAAGTGCGCTTTGAGACCAATAATACGGTAGCTATCATTGCCGCTTACGATGCTCGTGTTTACATCAACGATGATACAGAAATAGGATATAATCACGACCACGACTATACTGATGTCCGTCGTGGTGTAGCAGAAATTATGTATCCATTTCATAAACAGTTTAATCTACCTGACAATCTCAAAGTAGTTAAACGCAAATGGCCACAACTTCCAGATAAAATAGCAATAGAAAACCCTATATGGGGTGATCTAGTGAACAGCGAATGCCCAAGGTGCAGCGTTGGGAAGAACCAACCATGCTACTACCATTCTAAAGCGCCGCGTCAAAACATAGTTCAAGGCTCAATAGAATTTACCAAAGGGCATCAGACAAGAACTGAATATGTATTCCCAGCTCATGGTATAATGCATGTAGAGAAACGATTTGGTGATTATATAGCAGTTGATGGTAATGGGAATTTGCCGGAAGCATACTCAGATAATGCAGCTAATGCTACAGTTTTTCGAATCTATCTTCCAGAATTAATCAGAGTAGCAAAAGCTAAGTATGGAAATAGTGCTGCAACGAGTATAACTAAACAGTATCATCAAGTTACGAGCATGCTACACTTTACTAGCCCAGTTAAAGTTCGGCCAAGTTGGTTGAGGACTTCTACGGAAGAACCATCTAAGCCAAGATGCTCTAGCCCTGTTGGGCTTGATTTGCGCAAAGTCTTTATGGATTCTTTTGGTTCAGAAAGAACCGATATTGATTTTGACCTTGGCCCATATAATACAGCTATAGTGGAAGAAGAGTTGCGGGTAGGTAAGCGACAACATGCACAAACTCCACAAAGGTTGCAAGAAGAAATGTTGGCAACTTTGACTTCTCACCCAAGATATAGGGAAGAACTTGGTGGCGTGGTGGAATCAAGTGTTATCTGGCCTGAAGAAATGTATACCACTAACATACCGGCAATTGGCGGAATGTATGACGAGTCAGGTAATCCCGTAACTAGTACAGAAGAATTTGTAAATAGACTTGACGATGAAGTCGCACTTGGTATGGCCGGCGAAGTTAGCAGAAACGTATCTGTGCGTCAACAACTTTACGGCTATCAGCTGTCTAGAGGCTATTACGGAAAGCGCCGTGGGTCAGATAAAACACACATGCCAGCGTTTGACGAGGAAATGGTAATCTTCGAGGATCAAGGTGAACCAGACCAGATTGATGCAACAGACGCTTGGCGTTGCGTTAACTGTGATAGAAATTATGATCAAGTTGAAATAGTTAACTGGTTATCACCAACCTGCGAATGTGGCCACGCTTTGTATAAAAACCATATGAGTCGAGTTGGCTATAATGCAAGAGCAACAGGTGGAATTGGCAATGCTTTAGTCATGGATAATGACTCTATGAGGCAAAAGCAAATGCTCTACGCAAACCTTTGTCCTAATTGGAGGCTTAACACCCAGAGCAGTGTCATTACTTTGAATGACTTGTCTGGTGGTACAACGTCTACAGTTGCGGAAACACCAGTTGAAATAGTTTCTTCTGGACCAACAGTACATAAAATTGGCGGATTCCTATCTGAAGAGCACATGCAAGCAAATAGGGAATACGAATTAAAACGTCAACAAACGTACGAACAAAGAGAATCTTTCAAAAAGCAATACCCTGACGCAACTATAGATGAACTTAGTAAAAGATTCCCCCTGCCATACGGCGTAACCTATGTCGAGAAGGCTGCCGGTTCACTGGCAAAAATGGGTGGGATATGAACTACGACCTGGGGTATGTCATCAAACTGCCCCATTTACAACTTTATTGATCCCACAATTACCGCCAGTAGCTCAGTCGGTTCGAGCACATGTCTTATATACATGCGGTCGGTGGTTCAATTCCACCCTGGCGGACTAAGGAGAATAATATGTCAGCAGAGAATCCTACAGAAGAAGAATTAAACGATTTAGTAACAATAGTGTTGCCACGGGTTGTAGCTCAGGCTATGAGTAACCCCGAAGGCGAATGGTACAGTGGTGAAATTTTTGATGAAGCTATGAATAACGCTTTGGAAGGTTAACAATGGAAACAGAAATCGAAGTAGATGTAGTCCACCATCAAGATGGTTGGTCTGACAACAATCTGCCTTGGCTAGTTTGTTGCGAAGAAGAATTCAATGTGGCTAAACATGGATCTTATACAAGATTCAATGGATGGAACTGCCCTAATGAGACCTTGGAAGTAAGTAAATTGCATCCTCCCAAGGATCTTCATATACAACAAGCAAACCCTAATCAAGTTCAATGGTATGAAGTTTTATAATGAAAAAAGATTTAGCAAGTCGTTTGTGGTCTTGGTCCATGCACACCGGAGACACTCTTTTTTCTGAAGCGGCTGAAGAAATTGAGAACCTTAAAAAACAATTATCTAATTCATATTCTGCGGTTTTTAAAAACTCAGAAAACTTGAATAAAGAATTAAATCAAAATTCAACTGATTCATCAAGAGAATTAGATATAGTTGAAGAGCTACTTTTCTTTGCTGAAGCAGCTGATTCTGATGCCATTGTTGTAACAATGTTATCTGGTGGCCTGTTTCTAGAAGCGGCAAAAGAAATAGAACATCTTCGTCTAATCATTCAAGAAGCAGTTGAAAGTAGGGAAGCGCGGGATCGAGCTGCAAGCTGGCATAACCTTGATGCCAAGAATGAATTAAGTTTTCGCATGAAAAATGCTTGGAAAGCACTTAAAAATTCCATAGATAAAAAGGAAAACAGTGATAGGCTCAATGGCTGATGAAATAGAATTCTTAAAAGCTGAGCTGCATAGCTTGCGCGCGCTAATCACCTCATGGGTCGATGCAGATGATGACCCTGAAAATATTGACGGGCCGTACCACGCAGCATGGCTCGCACTTCGTAGGGCGGTCGGGCGATGAACGTAGCATTAGAACTTCGCAATGAAGCAACCGGCGTTTATGGTCGAGAACCCGAATATCGTTATCAATTGTTATTGCTGACCGGTGCCGACCGCATTGAGGCACTAGAGTCGGAAGTAAGGCAGTTAAAGCAATCTTCGACTAAAGTTGATCGGTATAATTCTCCGTTCACCCTTGTTGAAATGTTGAGGGAACGAGCCTGTCCATCGGGGCTTCCTCATACCGGAGATAATCCTAAAGAGGATCATGGCCATACAGATTGCTGGCTCCATCATCAAGCTGCAGATGAAATTGAACAGCTTCAATTGAAAATTGTAGAATATCAAAAAATGATTAAAGAAGGCGATTGATATAAATGGGTAGTTATGGTTCACAGTCGGTTGCTAGTATCGGTGCGCTAATGGCCCGTGAAGCGGAATTAAAAGCAGCTAAATCAAATGAGGATACCGAAAACGAAGAGTATTTAATAGCTGTTTATCTTCCTAAAGATCTTATAGAGCGTGAAGTCAATCAGTCTTTTGAATTGGTTGAAGAAGATTTAAGGACTATTCATCAAGCATGTATAAAAACTTGGAGTCTTATCAATGGATCTGATTAAGGAACTTCGGGACGAAGCAGATGGGGTAATTGATAGTAAACCAGATGAATGCTACAGAGCATTGATGTATGCAGCTGCTGATGAACTAGAGGATCTTAATCGTAGGATTAGAATTAAAGATTTAGACAATAAGTATTTATTAGATCGTTTAGGACATTTAGCAAAGAAAATTACGCCCATACCTAACGAAGATAGCATTCAGGTAGCTCTTCCAAGGTGGGTAGTATCAACTCTTACTAATCCCGGCGCTTTGATGAGCGCAAGCAAAATAGATGAAATCTTGTCTACAGTAGTTTCTTCGTGTGAACTAGCAAAGGCGCAACTATGACCGCAACAAGAGCAGAAGTTATTGATACGTTCTTAACGACGCCCAAGCATCCAGCCCCGGACTACTGGGATGTCGATGGGGATACCTATATAAATGCGGTTATCCTTACTCTTGATCAAGACTACTTGATGGGGTACCTGCTCGAAATCGTAGAAGGGTCAACATCTGTTGTCTCTTACCTCGTAGTCGTGACTTTTTACGGGCCTGACGATAATGGGAACGTAGAGCACGATGCGGAGTGGTGGCCCGAGAATGCTGGCACCTTCTTCGACAGGAATGTCGATCTCCACACAGTCTCGCAATGGGCGGTCACGAAGATGTTTGGCCTGATCGAATCTTGGCAAGACCGTAAAAAATCTGATTCTAATATAAAATTAAAAATAAAGGTTTAGGAGAGATGGCAGAGTCCGGTTGAATGTGCCTCCCTGCTAAGGAGGTGATGGGTTAAACCATCCGTGGGTTCAAATCCCACTCTCTCCGCCACAAAAAGGACAATTAATGAAAACTCAATACACCCTTGTTATATCCATGTGCGTAGATGGCGACGAGTCTGCAGCGATAGAACATGCAGAAAAGATTGGCGAAGGATTCTTGATTTATGGGGCTGATTCATATCAATTACTGTCCATAAATAATGATCTATTATGGAAAGAGCACTTAAATGCGTGATAGCAACTAATGTACGGATGCATATGTACTCATAAATTTGCCAGCCCAGTAGTTAATCAACTACCAGATGGAACTTTTAATGTAACTCTTCCAGATAAAGCTAAGGAGTCTTCAATTTTTCCTTGTTCGATGGAAGTTATAGTCGCACTAGTGAACAAGATGAATGAACTTCAAAAAGAAATTAACCAAATCAAACATCTTTAAAAGGAGTGTTAAGTCAATGAACAACAACCATACAACCGTGTGGATAGAAGACGTAGACAAGCATGATACAAAATGTATTGGTCTTGACAGAGTAAATGATATTTTGTGCATAACTGTATCTCACTACACTGAGACAGGCGACAACAAGTCATATAGTACAGTTGCAGAAATAGCTGTTGATAAAGAAACTTTTATTAGCGCCCTTGAATTTCTAGATTTAACAGAAAACCTCATACCTTAACAAACTCGGACGTGTAGCAAAGCGGCCAAATGCTTCGGGCTGTAAACCCGACCTCTCAGAGTTCGTAGGTTCGAATCCTACCGCGTCCACCATTCCGGTGTAGCTCAGTTGGCAGAGCAGCTGACTGTTAATCAGCGGGTCGTAGGTTCGAGCCCTACCGCCGGAGCTTAAAAGGAGAAAAATGATTTGCGATAAATGCGAAAAAGAAGCTGAAGGATCCAGCATGAATCTTCATCTTGACGAAAAAGACCATATGATTGAAAATGGTCTTGAATTTGAGGTTTTTGGATACTACAGCGGATTTTTTGATGATATGAATGACAATTCTATACTCATTAAACTTTGCCACGATTGCAGTAAAGAGATATGGGATTCAATTCCAAAGCTAAAAAATAGTGGAAAAGCATCACATTCAACTATCGGAAACGTAAAGTGCTGCAATTACTGGTGGGGAATAGAAGAAGATGACCTAGGCGATAAATGGCTTGTTACGGGTTCTGGCGTTAAAAGCTCACTATAAATCTCGCCCTCGTAGCTCAGGGGATAGAGCATTGGTTTCCTAAACCATGTGCGGTGGTTCGAGTCCACTCGGGGGTACAAAGAAAATACAGTTATAAGAAAGGTGTTGGTGTGGCCGATAAAAACAGGAAATATCATTGCAGTTTTTGCGAAAGATATCCACAACTTACTGAACAAGGTATTAAAAAGCTATATATATTTGATGAGTTTTCTATCTCAAATCAGAATAATTCCAGTTATGTAGGTTACTATCAGTGTATCGACATGGATAATAACTATCCGTAGATCTAAGTAAGGAATAAAATGAACCCCAATCATAGCATATGGCTTGCAGAATTCGTAAAACTAATAGAGACAACAATGCCTCAACCTGAAAAAGAATTTGTTCAGGCTATGGAGGGCATTGTTGAGCGTCATGGAAAACTTGCAGATAATGACGGTAAAGGTATATGGGTCGGCTATGTATCTGCTGAAGATAATGATAATGTCGAAATAGGCGTTAAGTGCAGCAATTGTGCGCACTATGAAAGTGAAAATATGTGCCATATTGTAGCCAGAAGTATAGAGCCCAATGGTTACTGCCGTCTAGCTGCAATACCAGATGGCGTAGTAAATGCCACTAAACAAATGATGGGTCCAGATGATGACCCAGAAGATGAAACTGCTTGAATCATCTGATATAATTGTCTAATGAGTGAAAATTCATTTAACAACGATCTAACTGAAAACGATTTGAAGTCTGTCTTCGAAAGTATGACCTGGATTGAAGCCTTAGAGAAAATTTGGCTTGTACAAATCGCTCAAATCGTTCCAGAAGAGATCCATCTAACAACCATAGATCTAGTCAATGCTTGTAAAGGATTGATTGAGACGGCAATTGCTATGGAAGGTGTTTTAAGTAAAGTATATCTTGAGCTTCACAAAGGTGAAGATGCTCAGCATAGCGTTGCCGTAGATAAGTCTAGCGGTTTTCTAAAAAGAGAAGAAGCTCTTTTACTTGAAAAAATTATTAAGGGCAATATGCTCGATTTCTTCAAGCGACCGCTTTCATCGATAAACAACCCGGAAGGAGGCTAATAGTTATATTCATCCAATAAGGAGAAACTATTGTGTCTATTTTCAGAAAGCATATTAAATTAATAGTATTGTTTGTAGCAGTATTCTTTATAGTTAGTATAGTATTTGCAGTAGAAGTAACTGGTAGTGAAACAATTTCTTCAAACAGTGAAACATTAAAAGTAGTCGAAAATGAGACTACGGTAGAAGCTAAAAAAATTGAAGATTCTTATGTTAGTTATGATGTCAACGCTATAGTGGCAGCTGAAGTAAATAAAGTTGTTGCGTACGTTGAAGAAGTTAAGCGCCAAGAACAGGCTGCTGCTGATGCTGCAGCTAATCCACCCGCAAGACTAGTAGATAAGTCTAATTATGATCCAGGAGACGGTTCTCGTTGGGATCAGCTTGCAAAGTGCGAGTGTGGTGGAAACTGGGGTTGCAATACCGGAAATGGTTTCGGTGGAGGTCTGCAATTCATGCATCAATCTTCTTATTCTACATGGCTTTCTTATGGAGGCGGCGAATTTGCGCCACACCCTTGGGAAGCATCCCGTGAACAGCAAATCGTAGTTGCTGAACGGATATTAGCTAGTTCTGGTTGGAAAGCTTGGCCAGGGTGTAGTAGCAAATTTAACTGGTCGTAATATATGGCCTATAGGAGCATTCTTTAAAGCTAAATTTATCGGTAATAGAAGCTCACCTTGAAAAAGGTGGGCTTTTATTCTTAAGTAGGTGGTAATAATGGAAACTAGCAACAATTGGATACTAGCACCATTAGCCGATTGCATTCTTGAAGCCTCATGTATAAACAAAGTTCGCGCTGGAATGTATGATTGTTCAGGTTGTATCGGTAATGGGAAAAGAATAGATTTATCAATGATAAAAGAAGTAGAAGTAATCATAGACGCTTCTGATAAAATTCACGTTGTGTCTATCTCTCAGTGAAAAAGGGGAGAAAGAAAACATGTCGGTGTAAAATAAAGGAGCCATAAATGGATTCACCACTTAGATTTAGTGTTTCGTTGTTTGATGAAGATGAAAGCAACACAGCAAAAAAACAAGCACTTGATGATTACAGAGAATCTATCATTAATGGCAGACAAATAACCCCTTCCGTAGTTTTCTACAATAATCTGGGTAACTTGTGTAGAGTGAACGGGACTTTTTTCGAAAGCGAACAAAATCTTATAGAACAAATTGCTAAGATTATGATGCTAGGAAGCTCTATTGCTTCATCTGAATGCTTAATAACTTTTGGCAATACGGTAACTTATGAAGATGGAAGCGTAAAAGATTCCATAATAACCATTATGGCCAATAGTGTCTCCGCGCTTGCTGAGCCTTTTCCCTATAGTATAGTTTCCGGCGAAGTAGTATACGATGAAACCATTGAGCTGGCAAAAGATACACTGTGTTACCCAAAAAGCGTAAGCGATATTATTGCCTTTGGTATGAAGCTAAGCAGCGGTATAGGTAAGCCATCCGATGTGATGAAATGGTTACTAGAAGATGGTTTTGATTTAGACTTTTATCAGGGTCTAACAATAGAAAAAATAGACAGACTACTAATGTTTTAAAGGTGGAAAATGTTTAAGGTTTTTCTACAACGTAAAAATGAAATTAATGAAGTTGAAGAAATTTTAGTCGGAAAAACCGAAGATCCTTTCCATTATTCCTTAGACGCTTCTGTTTTTGCTGAAATAGATCCTACTTGGGAACATGGATCTAGCCCTGTCAGAGTTATTTACAAAAAGGACTAATATGTCAAATGCAAATAGCGTTAGACTTCCGTACGATATAGATTATCTTTACTTTGCTTGGAATGATTGCATCTATAAAAATGAATTCATTAAGGATAAAAACCTAACAGATAAATGGTTCAATCTACTTGATGAATACTATACCAATAATGCCAGACCATTTTCTAACTGGTTGCTTGTAGAAAGATCAATTAAAGCGGTAGACAAACTAGATCAAGAAACAAAAAAACTAAGCATAGATGTACTAGATGTATTGATTTTTAGTTGTTTCTTTAGCTTTTTACACTATCAACCGTTTGATGACTCTTGTTTTGAAAAATCAGCAGAAGACGCATTAGAAATTATACAATACTTAGATCTATTAGAAAAAGATAGTCGCCTTGTATATAGCCTAATATGTAGCTTAGCTGACCCATTGACGTTTGATCCTAATAAATCTTTCCATTATCACTTGTTTCGTGACGCAAACTATGTCTGGTTAACATATGAAGGCAATCGCTACATGAACGTTATAGAAAATATGGCCTTAGAATCAAAGTTTAAAAGCATAGAGTGGATAGACCATAGGCGAGAATGGGTTCACAGTGCACTCGTTGCTGATTCCCTTTTTCATACAGAAGCACTTTATGAGTCAGATCCATCCTCTGGGAAACTGCACTGCATTGCTCAAGATAATTTAATTGACGAACTCAAGTTCTACGGTTCTACCAACTCAGCTACCGTTTAGTTCTAGCGGGTATGGCGGAATCGGCATACGCAGAGGCCTTAAAAGCCTCCGTCTTCGGACTTGTGGGTTCAAGTCCCACTACCCGCACTTACAAAGGAGTCCTTATGGATAATGAAAATTTTGAACTTTGTGCTACACTTGATTGTTGGTGTGAAGCCCAAGTGCAACCTTATACTTACGTAAAAATACCATTCTCTATTATGTCTGATATCGTAGAAAATGGATTTAAAAACGTGCATAGTTTAGACTTTTTAATAAAAACTTTTGAAACGTCAATCTAATATGGGCATTAATGCTGTTCAATACGATAAACTCTTAGAGTTACGTAGTCCAGCAATCTTAGAGTTGACGACTGACCTAGGAATGACAAAGAGCGACATAAGCATATTGGATAAACTTTCCGAGCAGTCATTACACCATAAGTCTGGCGGTAGCTATAATATGGTGGCTAAATGGGTAAAGGGAAGTCGCTCGCACTTAGGATTGAATAGGCTCACTAGACGAGCGAATACCATAGATGAGGCTTATCCAGAAATATGCGGCGTTCACGCCGAACTAGACTTGTTCTACCGTACTCCTTCTTTGAAGGGTGGTACAGTTTATATCGCCGGAACACGAAATAAAACTAAAACAAGAATGCCAAATACTTCCCCCTGTATTCATTGTAAATCTTTACTGGCGGAAGCTTATGTAAGGTATGTTGTTTTTTATAGCAATAATCAACCAATAAAACTTCCATTAGCAAAATGGCATTATTATAACGAACGTTGAGTATTTATGCAAACTTTCCTTCCGTACAGCAATTTTGAAAAAACCGCGCAGTGCTTAGACTATAGGCGTTTAGGTAAACAGCGCGTAGAAACAATGCAGATAATGAATACCCTGTGTGGCCTTAGCGATGGCTGGGCCAACCACCCTGCAGTTAGGATGTGGGAGAACCACGAAGGCGCTCTAATGGACTATCAGAGAGCAATCGTGGCAGAGTGGGTGAGCAGAGGATATAAAGACATTGTATGTTTACAAAAAACCTTAGAAGCTTTCAATAATTTAGACGATGACTTTACCGTGCCTGAATGGCTTGGCAACGAAAAAATGCACTCATCGCATAGAAGTAACCTGCTCCGCAAAGACTATGATCATTATTGTAGATTTAACTGGGAAGAACCTGATACGATAGACTATTGGTGGCCGACCCACGAGATAGATAAACAAATAAGTTTCACATAAAAAGGATTAAGTTATGAATGTAAAAGACTTAGATGAACAGACTAAGATAGACATAAAAGAAACAATGACGTACTTTGGTAAGTCTTTACTTTATTCCTTCTTGATAGGTTCTGCAGTTATATCTATTGCTAAAAATTATAAGAAAGCAATGTTCAATGAGGAAATTTACTCATTCTATAAACTTTTTCGACCAAACAAAGAAGATGAGTTTGCTCAATGAAGCATTATCTGGCTAGTGAAAGCGCATCTAAACCAAAAGAAGTTTTTGTTGTGTTAGCTACTAACTTAGAGTATAACGATGAGACATACAGTTGCTATGGCGAAGCTGTATCACATGGTCGGTACTACGAGACACTAGAAGAAGCTAAAGAAGCTGTAGCAACAACCTATTCCGATACGTATGGGGACCTAAGAATCTACGAGCTAGACTATATGTTTCCTGATTCTTTATACACAGAAAAATTAAAAGCAATACATGGCGATGATTTCTACAATTTTAACATTAACCAATTTATAACATCCTTAGAAAATTACGGGCTAACAAAAAAAGAAACTCTCAAATACTTGCCTGATTTTTTCTCTATCAAGAAATTAGTAGAAAATCAATAATATGGAATACATTGTCAACATAGAAACAAGTAGTGGCGAAGGTTTAGTCTTTGTCGAGGAATTTAATCAAGATTTTCCGCTTTACGAAAGAGTTTATATTCCCTTCGTTGAAGGCGATTCCTGGCCGTTAGAGGTATTATCTTCTAGTGAGGTTGTGAACACCTTTAAAAGCTGGTTTTATCAAAGGCCAGGCGTAAGGATAGTGTCGGTAATGTTAGCGCAAAGTTTTGAAATAGCTATAGATTTTATAGATAAAACAGAAGATAGGGCGTTTGATTTGGCCATACAATCCGGCCATCAGTGCAGAGTTGTTATGCGCGATGGGATCGGGGATTTAATAGGGCCAGGTTTTGTGAAGGATAGGATAAATCTTTGGGTAGCAAAAGATTTTGTTTATAGAGCCGAATTCTTTTGATAGAAGATAAAGAATTTATTATATACTGGTGGAAATCACTAAGTCTCAATAAGAAAATTTGCTACTATCTACTGTTGAGCTCGTCAATATACGTATCAATAAAAAGCATTTTTATAATGGTATAACTATCTTTTTTATTAGTTAGCCAATTATTATTACTCTAAATACTAGGATGTAGAATGAAATCTTGCAGATGTGGCGCTTTACCTTATGGAGGTAAAGACAATTGTATGCTACCATGGGGTCACGACAGCGATACCCACAACTCCGGACTTAGGCTATGGAAAGATTCGGAATATGAAAAAGATCAAAAAGAAAAAGTCCGAAGTTAAAAAAGCTGAAGACAAAATAGAACAACTTTTTAAAGTGTTTGAAGAAAGATTAAATAGGGGAAAGGACCAAGATGCCAAAAATAGTTTGGGATAAAAAAACATACAATATTCAAAATGCTGCTGGAATGACTATACAGAAAGCAATTGTTGAATATAAAGAATATTTTGAAGGGATATCCCTTAACTTCTCCCCAATGAAAGTTCTGAAAAGGAATCCCTCAAACTCAATACCCTCCAGGTGTATACAAGTTAGTTGGGACTATGTAATAAGAGATGAAGATGAAATAGAATTCTTCTTACCCAGCGGTGCTTATGACCTTGGTAGAGAGAAAAATTCCTTCTAAATTAACTTTCTTGGTACTATAAATAGTTATCCAAGATTTTCAAGGGGCTGACTGGTTTCGATTTCGGGGTCAGAAGTTCTGGCGTGCAACTCGTCTAGCTCAGAGACGTTAAAGCGGGCACAAAAAATAAACGCCGATACTAACATCGTCGATTGGGATGCCGCTATGGCCACTCTTCTCGCTGAGGAGGGTGCACTAGTCTAACTAGTGTCCCGGGGCTTGCCTAGTGCCTATCAACGGAAACTAGGCGGACAACCTGGATAGACAGGTGGGCTAATAGGAAAGACTACTTGACTGTTATGAAAGAATAACTGGTGGAATACGTGAAGCTCAAATGAGCCGATCGGCCCTAGCGACCCGCCGTTTAGCGGGAATAGTTGTATCACAATAGAAACTCGTCCGAAAGACGGGGGTTCGATTCACCCCAGCTCCACTTAACTATGTTAAATTTAATAGCAAAAACAGATGAAAAAAACTTAATAAAAGAAAACAATAATAATTATAGCGCTTTCAAAAGTAATTGGTTTCTTTACGAGACTCCGCCACATTTAATGCGCTACACCTATGCCAGAACACAATATTCATTGCCTGTTCCTTGGACATATTTTTTAGTATCAGAAAATTACTCTTGCTATAACTACGGCTATAAAGCAAGCGATGGCAATCTTTCTTATAGTCATAGTTATGATATTAAAATAAATAGAATATTTTTTTGTGGCGAAAAAATGGATGACTCCAAATGTATGATGGATGCCCCATTTTCAAATATGGATATGAACGGAAGCCTTTGTGGTGCTTCTTATAAAGAATTTAAAAGAAATTCAGAAAAATCAATGTTATTTGATTATAACTATATTGACATTTTTAATAGAGCTTACTCAACTTTTTCTTATGATGTTGGCAATAATGACTACCCATTGATCCACAAAGTTTCCGGTACAATTACAAAAGTTCCATTAGCACGTTATTTAGCTAAAATATGGAATACTAAAAACTGGCCTAGTTTTTTCAAAAAATGGGAAAAACTTACTGTTGATCCAATTAATTTTTGGCCGTCAGAAAATGCAGAAATTTATTCTCTTATGGATGAAATACCATTGCAGTTAGGAGGGTCATATCAAGACGACAAACAATTTATTCGCAGTTTTGATTCAATTTTTAATGAATATAAATTAGTTCCAGCAAATATAGCTTTAATGGAACTAGTCTAAAGCGAATGCATGGTGAGATATTCTGGAAGTTCGATTCTTTCCATTCGGCCGGAGGGCGATGTTTAAGCTGCGTTTAGTAATCACCCACCCTAACAGGTAAAAGGGGGGGGAATTGTTGTTTCTACAAGGAGGAACAATGGAGCAAGAATGCCCAGAATGTGCCAGCATCAATGCTGACCAAGCTGTTTATTACACCTTAAGTAATCCAGTAGAAAATCGGGTAATTAGTGGGACATTCTGCTCTGTAGAATGCTTTCTCACCGATCTTGATAACGATTATTACATAATAGGGAAGCTAGACAAGAAAAAAGAATTTGACTTATTTAAAAAGATAGAAATTTTTCTTAATAACAAAAACTTTATACCTGAATACTGTGCGTTTTTACCTTCAAACATTACAGGAAATAGTTTGTCGGTTAAGTATCTAAATAAAGTTTTTAAAAATACTAGCAATGTCACATTAAGAGAAAAGATTCTTTGCTACTGGCTTTCCTGCATGCCTGGCATGATTAATTACAATGTCTCTAATGAAGAAAAAATCTCTTTTCCAAGAAACTTCTTAAATGGCGTTACGATTGTACCAAACCCTGATAAGCTTGAATCTCATAAGCCTATTATTATTAGCTCTGTTGACTTCGGAGCATCTTTCGTATGCGTAGCTCCGGGCGAAGATGGAGAACAAGTTACTAAAACAATATATTCTAGTGGCATAGAATTTAGCGAGCTTTAAGCTAAAATATGAAACCACTAGTTCACGCAAAATTGTCTGTAGTTAAATTTAGCGGAACTATAGATGACTATATAGATATACATGAATTTCTGGATTCATCTAAAGCGCATGTTCCAGACATGAGGCACCGCGCAATACTTCACAGTAGTTTTGGCGCTTATATAGCCCAAGAGCTCTTCGGAATCTACCGCACAAACTCTAATGGTAAAGATTACCAAGTAAGAGATATATGTGAAAACCATATCTTGGAAGATTTAGGTTTTATCCCAACCGTACAAGATTACCTTGGCGATATGCCAATGTATGATTGGCTTGGCGGAAAAGTAAAAAATCATAAAATTATGGAGGTAGTCGACTAATGTCAACCAACACAATAAGTTCAACTCCCAAGCTAAAAAGGACGCTATCTAGCTACATTAACGGTCTCAACAATTCCCTTAATGATATGGCGTTAAACCTCAAGGATAGTTTGGCACTTGAGTGCGAACAGATTCACGCCAACCATCCAATGTTCCTTGGGTTAGGAATAATGATCGAAGCAGATTACAACGAAGATACCGACGAACATGGTCGCCCTTACATAAACTCTATACTTGCAAAAACTGACCCTTCAATTCTTGAAGATTCCTGGGCTGACAAAATGCCTGTAGATCAAGAAATTAATGCAAGTAATTTTTATAAATTTGTTCCAATCCATGAAATGTATAAGCAGTGCATATTAGATGAAGATCTTATGGATGCCTTAATTAATCTAAAGAACTCAATTGATTCTAATCGATTAATTGCTAGTATTATAGTTGACCATTTTGGAGCCAATAGACTCCTTTTTGCGTACGATGTCACAAGCAAAAATTTCTATTGGCATGAGCTTTAGACCGAAGGACTTATGATAGCGTCAGCAACACCAAATTTGGAAGAAATTATATCTATGATAGATATTAATATGCAGGAATTTACTAACCAAAAACTTTGTGACTCAGATAAAGTTACCAATGCTTTCCTGGATATTAGAAATATAATAGTTAGCTCAATAACAACACCAGAGGTAAACTGATGTCAACTATGATTGAATCGGTAGCTTCCGAAGAGCTACCAGTTAATGACGTGATGTCACTTAACAACGAAGAGCGTTACGAAATACTTGATTTTATTGCTAAAGAATCAGAGAAAAATTTCATATCAAACACTAGATTAAGTGAAGGTTATCTAGTAAAGATATTTTCTTACCTTATCTCAGGGAAGATTCACTGGACTAGTAGAACATTCTACAGCGTAGGTGAACTAGATAAAGTATTAAATATTTATTCAAGTAGTTCAATTTTTATTCAATCTAAATTAGAACCACTATTAGAGGTATTTAAGAAAGAAGTATACGGAGACGTAGAATAGGTCCTCATGTTAATAGAAGTTGTTTGTGATGGTGCTGCAAGAGGTCAAGGCCAGAAAAAAACTGGAGAAGCTGCCTGTGGCATTGTTGTTTATAAAAACAAAAAAGAAATAGCCAAATACGCTAGAGGCTTAGGCAAACGCACAAACAACGAAGCAGAATACGAGGCGGTCATAACAAGCTTATTGATATGCTCTATGGCTCAATTGAATGATCCAATTATATATTCGGATTCTGCAGTTGTGGTGAATCAAGTAAATGGAAAGTGGCAATGTAAAAATGACAACCTTTTTACGTTGTTGAAATCTATAAGAATTATACAAGAGCAATTTAGGTTTAGGATTCAACACGTGCCTAGAGCTTTTGTTCACGAAGCCGATAAACTAGCTAATATTTTTTTGAATGAATTGCAAAAAGATAAAATAGCAAACTCAATTAAGTGAGGGAAAATGAGTATATCAAATCCGTATCTTACCGGGGATGAAGACGCAGATCTATTTGAAGACGCAACTAATTCGAATAATAAGAATCCAAATACTTCTGCTCCTTCTCAGATAGCAGATAAATTTAGAGAACTTTTTGGAATCGACGAATCAGCTTGGCTAGTTGAAAGCACTTTGCCTGAAGAGATTATATTTGCCAGTGAGCTAATATCATTTTACGGCAGGGTACTTACCAGTGAAAATTACGAACCCGAACTTGCCGCTCTATATGATGTAGTGAATGACTTAACAGAAGGTCTACTGACAAAGTATCTAGAACTCCACGAAGTTAGGTACGCTATATCTTCTATGCATGTTTTGCGCAACTACTCTGATATCACTATAAATGAACGGTTTGTGCCTAACCTAGAAGATGAAAATAATTACTTAAGTATGATAACTGGTGTTTTCTTAGGATTCTTTGACTGGAAAATGGCAGATCTAAAAAAACAATACTTAAGAATATGCTCAGATCTAAATAAAGAACCAGAAGAAGGGCTACTTGAATTTGGCGTAACTGAAGATTTTATTTCTAGTAAATTCTATAAGTCCTCAAGAATGTTAGAAGTAATCAACATCTTGGCCGGTAAGGAAAAGAAAATACATGGAGAACACTCAAGCAACTACTGAGGAAGAACCAGTAGTTGATCTTCTTCCACCATACAAAGAGGTGGAGCACTATTCTAGATATCTTCAATCCCACAAAAAAAGCTGGGCACCATTGGCTTCCTGCTGGGACCTTGAAGTATCTGTTATGTATCCCAGGAGCAACGTCCAGGAGCTAGGTGTAGCTTCTACCGTTTGCACCACATGCCCTACAGTAAAGCAATGCCTTAGGCTAGCTTTGGTGAACCGAGAAGAATATGGGGTGTGGGGCGGGTACAGTGCTAGAGAAATTCAAGCTGTAACAAAAGATATTATTTCAGAGTATGGAAATGTCTGGGTACAGTGGAATGATCGAAGCGAATATATAATCTCTGAAACCATTGAATTATTGCATGATTCTTTTATGGAAAAAAATGGGATTAATGAGAATGAAATAAGCGACATTAAAATAAATCGTGTAGAAAAAATTGAAACACGATTAGCTGAACTAAAACTATAGTTATATTAACAGGAGCGAACCAATAATGCTTAATTACAATTTGAGTAAAAAACAAACATCAACCAAAAGTAAGACACGAACCGAGTTATGGACAACAAAGACAACTTCGCAAATCAAATACAACTATTCTTAGATAACATTTATTTCGATTTTCAAAGTCCAGGCGGAGCAAGACTTTTTGACGGTACGAAAGAAGAGTATATCATTAAACTTATTACCCGAAGCATTGTAGCTTTCTGCACTGCTTGGTGGTCTGCTAAGGAATTAATAGACTACTTACAAAATAGAAGCAAAACCAGTAAGGGATTAAACTTTGACGAATCAACCTTCCCATGAAGGTTTGCCAGTAAGCCCTATTAAGTCGTTTAAATTCAGTACTACAAGTGCCTCTTTTGCAAAGCAAGAAATGGAATTGCAGATAGAGGCACTTGAGACTCGGATAGACACAATTATAAAAAGGTTTACAATAGATGGGAACCCCATCCTTGGTGCAATCCTTCAATTATCTCATGATAAAGGTGAACTAGCTGGACTATCTAAAGGTCTAGGTCGTTTATCCGAAATAATAGAACCCTACGATGAATTATTGAAACGCAAATCTTTAGTAGATATTGCAGAAAAAGATCCAAATTGGCTCGCTTGGGCTTTTGGTGATTTTGATGATGAAATTGATGATGCAGTCAAAAAACTTCTTCAATCCGAAGATAAATAACAAGGATTATATATGAGTATTGATTCTTATTTATTGCTGAATGAACAAAAAGCTCAATTAACAATCAATGCCGGAAATCAGTCTAAAATAGAAGAAGTTGACCTTAGCGACTTCTTCTTGTCCCTGTCGGAAGTATCCTTTTTCGAAACGGGATTGTTACCCTTAGACGGCTCTGGTGTTCTATCTATACGCAAATCTTTCGATAGAATGCAGGTTGTATTTCAGCACAAGCCAGAAATATACAGGGTTATTTGGGGCAAAAACGAAGGCGATCAAGAAGCAATCCATTACGATCTAGCAATGCCATATAGAATTGTCATTGGAGATTTCCTTAACAATGAATTTTATGGTGCAAGACACTTCTATAGTATTAGTCCAATAACAAGCAAAAATCAAATATTATTCCACGTAAATCTTCCAAACCTAAACTGTAAAGGCTATAGCCAAAGCCACGCTGGTGGTGGTGTAGGAGTTGGATGGATATGCTTGTACCATAATCAACCTTCCATATCTAAACTAGATATAGGGCACAAAATATCTCACCTTTTAGAACGATCTGGTGGAACAGAAGCCTATAACGACTCTAACATGAGCGAAACTGATGGCCCAAGGTTTTACCACGAATGCTATACAAAAGAATTTTGCGAATATAAAGGAACTTACAACGTCGAAAACGATGAAGAGTTCCAATCATATTCTTACCTTTGGAACCCAGAAGACTGGGAACAAAAAAGCGAAACTGAAGGATTCCAATGGACACTAGATCCCTCAATCTGGCTGCCGGTAATGGTGGAAGGACTTGACTCTCAAGGTAAACACCATGAAAATGGAGAGCACCTCACCATTGGTTCCGCTATGGACGGAAAATATAAAGCTTATTATACTGATTCAGAACCAATAAAATCTTACCAATCTTTTTCTAGATCTGATCTGGAGAATCCAAGCGGCAAAGACGTTCTGAGTAATATCAAAAAAGCATTTACGAATACAAAACATAAAGAAGTACAACCATTAAATCAAAACGAACCAATAATTCCCATAGCTGGCCCGTCATTTTGCTGTTATGCATGTAAAGGTTTTTATGGTTACGAGCACTGCATAGAAACCGACGACGGCAATGTATGCACTAGTTGTTTTGAAGTAGAGTACGAAACATGCGCTTCTTGTTTAAGTAAAAAGCACTTTTCCTATTTGTATTATTATCAGTATGAAGGAATTTTTAACTTCCACTGCACTGACTGCGCAAATGCAAGTTATTGCGTTAAATGCAACGAATTTACGATATTAGAAGAAAATAACTCATGCGTTAGTTGTTCGACTAATTACGCAGCGACTGCTCAGTCCGTTTAAATAATTGAAGAATCGATAAGATTCTAATCTAATCTGGAGCACAACAATGACCACAGAAAAAGATGTAATAGAAGAAGATATAGTGGAACTAATACCGCTAGATCAAATTAAGCAGTTTGATCTGCCTAACGGTTTACCATGCTTTGTTGGTGATATAGACAAAATTTGTAGCCACATCGAAGCTCATGGTTATAGTTTCTACTACGTTATGTGCGTAGAGAAGTATAATCACAATGATGGTAAAGTGACTAAAGCCTCAGAGAGGCCTACAATTTTCAAGGTTGTTAATACCATTATATCTAGGTCTGTAACCGTAGCAGACCCTGACGAACTCGGCCTAGATCAAATGACTGTCGAAGCCAATTACAAGCTTCCGGCCATCCCTTATAGCCATGTTCAAATGATGGACGATTTCTTTAGGGCAGTAGAAGCTAAGCATGGCACCGAGTCTATAGTCCTGCTTACTTACGATCCAGACTACCTTGAAAAAGATAACCCAAGCGAAGGCTGGGGCATCTTAGTTCCCGATCAAGTAAATACTGCCGCAGATTGCTTGTATGATCACGAATCTATTGCTCAACAAAAAGAAGAGCATGTTTATGTCGTAGGATCCGCACATTCTCATCCGGCAATGTCAGCCTTTGCTTCCGGAACTGATCATAAAGATCAAGCAGATTTTCCGGGAATTCATATAACTTATGGTTGGCGCAAAAGCCACAATAACAACGCCACAGAATACTATATTGAGCTTCAAACACCTGGCGGAGTTTTCACTATGGAACCAAGCCAAGTATTTGAATCTTTTCCAAAACCAGAACCTTCACCAGTTGTAGATCAGTGGATGGAAAAGGTATCCAAAAAAGCCCCAGTAGTTACCCCCTCTGGCTATAGTTATGGGTATGGCTCTACGAGCTATGCTCCCAGCACAAGCTCCGGCAATAAGTATTCCACTAGCTACGGAAGCGTTTCAGTAAAGCTTCCAGCAGGTTTTCCAGATCCAAATAAGAATACTATTGTTGCAGAACTTAAAGAAGACAAAGAAAAAGAATGTCCATTTTGTCTAACTAAGTTTATCAAAGCTGACTACGAAAAACGACGTTGCCTCGGCTGCCACAATTACATAATGCTACCCGGTGAAACACTAAATGATATCTGTATTGAGCGAAAGAGCAAAGGTCTTTACTCTACAGAGATCGATATAGAAATGGGTGTTTCTAGGGATGTTTACATCTGGCGTCGCGGCGAAAAAGAAGAATGCGAACTTTTCCACGGTGCAGGCGGAGTAGGTGGTGTTGCGGGAAAATAGCTGAACGTTCAACATCTGCGGCATTCTGTTATGAATGTTACCAAGAGTTGGACGAAACAGAAGCTAAGTACAGTTCATGCCCATATTGCTACCACCCGCTAGGTAATCTTGATATTTCCGTCAATGAAACATTGATAGAAAAGCAAGAAGCCTTAGTCATTGAATGCCTTAACCCCAACTGTATCAGCTATATAGAGTATTTAGACTCTAGCTGTGAGGACTGTGGAGTTAAATTTGTGGAAACAGATTGGGATGATTTCTATGCTTCGGCAAGCCCCGAAACAGTGCAAAAAATTGACGCATTCTATTCTGATGACGATCCTTGGATGATCTGCTGCGACCAAACATGGGCAGCATGCCTTTGTGTGAAGCCATTATCATGGGAAGATACGTCAGATGTACCTCCCGGTATTTGGGATAGTTTGTACAATGAAGACGACCAATACAGTCTCTGTAAAGATTGCGTCAATTATTATACCGAGAAATGTCCTGAGATAAGGAAATCTGTAGCAGATTTTCTGTATCACGGTGTTATAGGCGAAAAAATAATCACTTGCGAATCCTTCGACTACGATCACTTAGTCGTTGAAAATACTTTTGAGAAATCTTCCACCAACAGCGAAAAACTGTTTATTGATTACAAGGAATTTTAAATGCAAGAAAAAAGAGTAGTCATCGTTGGGGCAGGCGGTATAGGTTCTTTACTGTCTCGCTCTATTGCTATGACACTAGAATGGACCATGCCAGGTTCGGCCCTGCTAATTGTTGATGGCGATAATTTCGAAGCTAAAAACAAACAACGCCAATTCTTTAATGGTGTTGGAAATAAAGCAGAAGTTTTAGCTAACGAATTGATACCGCAATTTGATAAAACCTTTATCATACCAATGCCCTACTGGGTTGTTGACAAAGTGGCAGAAAATGGTAAGGAAGACAAGGAAGAAGACGGAACGCCATCTGCAGGTAAGATCGCTGCTTGCGATCTAATAGCTGAGGGCGACGTAATCTTTGCGGTAGTAGATAACTTCAAAGCAAGGAAGCAACTCATTGATGCTGCTAGTGAGCTTAATGATGTTGATGTATTCCTTGGCGGTAATGATGAAAGATATTTTGGCTCCACCTATCACTACGCAAAGCGTGATGGTGTAGAGCTGGTAGATCATCCTTCGGTATGGCATGAGGAATATGTTGATCCTCCTGACCGTAACCCTGGTGAACTTTCGTGTCAAGAAAGAGCCCAACTAGATGGAGGGACGCAACTTCTAGCCACGAATATGGCCGTAACAGCAGCATTGCTAGCGCGGTTCAACATGGTCATTGTTGAAGGTAAAGATCCGGCTTTTAATTCTGAGTATTTCTTTGACTTGGAAGCCGGTCTAGCCCAAAGTTTTGATCGCAGTATTAACATTAACGATATAGTATATCAAGGAGCTTAAAATGCAGCAAGCATCATCGTCTAGCGCCGAAAGCAATGGGTCTGCCCAGATCCGTTACGGCGTATACAACAACCCAGGTAGCCACGCAGGCAAGAGTGTGTCAGATCTTCGTGGACAGTTCAGCGCAATGTGGGGAATCCCAACAGACGCTAACGCCTACAAGGGTAAAGAGAAGTTGGATGACTCTTATGTCATTCAGCCCGGCGACAACGTCGAGTTCCATCGTCGAGCAGGCGAAAAGGGCTGACAAAAGCCATGGTTTTCCCTGCGGTAGGGGGTATTTAAAAAATAGCTCTCTACCGCAGGGGGCATCAAGAAAAGGTCTTTATGATAAAAGTTTCTGATAGTGCCACCAAAATGCTGCACTATATTGCCGAACATAAGACTGTAACTTCAACCGATCTTCGTCGCGCAAAATTAACCACACAACATGAATTTTTGCATTCTCGTAAAGAGTTATTAGTTGAAAAGCTTATTAAGAGAAAACAAGATCACCACCCAAGAGCTAAACGTGGCAGGCGAGCCGACCTATGGGTTGTAACCAAACTGGGTTTAGACCTCGTTGGGATGGAAACCCCAGCAGACTACATAGAAGAATCTTCATACAACATCCCGATTAAAAGACAAATATCTTTTAACGAGAAATCTTCTATAGATACAGATCTCGGCTCTGGATTCTGTGTATTATTACCAGAGTTATCCAATGAGCCACAAGAACTTATGGATATTAAATCCGTAAGCAAAACTCAAATGCTGCTAGTAGAAAAACAACTTTCAACCTATCAGCAAATTGAGAAGAAATGGCCAGAAGCTAAAACCTGGAATGGCGACTTAACAGAAGCTGTTTCGGCACTAGCTCCTGGCTCACTTAGTTACATGCATGCCGACTTAATGTCAATATTCGGTGAAGAAACGATTCAATTAATAAAATCAACAAAGAATAAACTGACATCAAAAGGCTGCTGGTTCAGATTAACAAATACTGCGATGTCTTTTAGGGACAACTGGAGCTCCAGACAATCATTATGGAACATAGTCCCCGAAAACCTATTAGACTTGCACGACACAGGTTACCTAGACTACGATCATCTTAGGCACTATTTGCTGTATTGCAATAACAATATGTTGCACAGCGCATGGATGAGTTGGTCCTGTCTAGTTAAAACCCACATTGAATCAAACATGGCCGTTATACCAAGAGGCATTGTGCATTACAGGGGTAATTCTACCTCTACGCCAATGGAATCGTATTGGTTTAGTATACTTCCAAATAATGACCCTAAATCATGGGTAAAGTATTCACTATCCGAGATGGTTCTTCTCTTAAACAACGCAAACTCTAACTTCTACGATAACCAAAGCATAAATAACAACAAATAATTTCAAGGAGAAAAGTAATGGCACTAACTAACGCAATGCGTGAGAAGGCTCACGCCATGTTCGCAAAGGGCAAGAGCAGTCAGGATGTCGCTAAGGCGCTCAAGATCACTGCTCCGTCCGCTGCAGCAATGAAGGCAAACTGGACCCGTAACGCTGAACCTAGCGTTTTCGAGATCACTGGAACTTTCTGGGTAGAAGCACCTAACCGTGAATCGGCTATCAAGTCGTTCCACCCAGGCCGCACCGATGGTACTCGAGTTCTCGACACTGAGACCGACAGCATCTACAAGCTTTCAACCGTTGAAGTCAACGAGCTTTTCGCCTGAACTAGGTAACTAGTATGCGTCCCGGCTTGCACTCTATGCTCCGTGAGTGTAAGCTGGGACTATACTCAAGGAGAACCATGTCTACAGTGAGCCCAGTACATCAAGCGGAAACGCTTTTAATAGAAATTCTTGGACCAGAGTTAGAGCAAATTATATCACTTATAGTAGCTGATCCAGGCAGTAGTGGTTCATCATTTATAGAATTGCCAACAGCTGATGATATAGACTTAACTGTAGGTTCTTTGATGTCCATGGTTGCAAGAACATCCAACAACTATGGCAGGATCGCGAGATTTGGTGGTATCGCAAGAGCCCACTACAAACTTGCTGAAGGAAGATACAAACGCAAGTACAAAGCTGCACTTGGCGGTTCAGCCAAAAACGCACAAGAACGAGAAGCTAATGCAATAGCGGTTGCAGAAAAAGAGTTTATAGAAATGTCAACTCTTGAAGCAGTAATCGAATTAGCAGAAGCGCAAGAAGTAGCAGCCAGAATAGCTTCTGAATCTGCAAGAAAACTATTAGATAAGGTCCAAGCGATACAAATCGCTTCTTCGCGAGAAGAAAAAGGCTGGCATCAAGAAAGCGATTATTCGTATGGATAATGTAAGTTATTACGGACTTTACTCAACTATGATTGGCGCAGTTTCTGTGTCCATCATGTCAGTAGCGCAGGACAGTACTAGGTTCCCACCGGGAATATTCTATAATGAAAGTAGCTATCGATTCATCCGATACTACCGAGCATCCACTCCAAGCCAAATAGTTAATCTACTTAACTGGGCTGAAGACTCCAATATAGAAATCAACGTTACTCTTAACTATTAGGATTTAAAAAAATGGAACTCATCCAACACCTCCGTATTGGCTCCCCGCTAATATGGGTCAACACCGTCGAGCCCGAACGGGTCACGGAAATCATTTGCAGCACAAGTGTCAATGAAGTTTACCACCTAGACCCTTTCGAAGGATTAAGTGTTTGGCGGGACAATTCTTGGAAAACCGTTCTCATTGAGATGGGTTCCGCAGAAGAAGGCGACCTCAGGGAAGTTCCAACAAGCAATTTAGAAGTTGCTATTCAGTATGTCATCGACAAGAATGCTTGCATCATCTTAGAAAATGGCCATATAATAGCAGAAAACCTTATAGGGTTATTCAGTGGAGTCTACAATAAATATCGCTCTGCGGTAATCCAAAACGATAAAACCAAAATAGGCCCACAGTTTATCCTACTGTCGTGCACAGAAGAAGTGCCCAAAGAACTCATCAAGCACTTCGTTGTGTCCTCCCCCGGATACCCATCCGAAGCAGAACTCGCACACCTATGCGCCTCCATGTTCTCGCAAGACCCAATCCTAGACTCAGGGAACATAGACCTCAGCCAAATCGTAAAAGCTGGCCTAGGGCTAACCGAGCAAGAGTTCATCCAAGTATCGCTAATGAGCCTCAACACCGAAAAGACTGTAGACCCAGCTTACATAGCTAAGTGGAAGATGGATCGCGTCAAAGAAGGTGGGATCCTAGAAATCCGCCGGCCATCAATCTCCCTAGACCAAATAGGCGGACTCGACCTTGCCAAAGAGCTAATCGAGAATGTTGTATGGACATGGAACAACCCTCAAGAAGCTGCAGAACTAGACATCATGCCGCTAAGGCGCATACTGTTCGTTGGTGTGCCAGGTACTGGAAAATCAGCCATCTGCGAAGCCACAGCCAGCACACTAAATCTTGACCTTGCCAAATTTGGCGTAAGCCAGATGATGGATAAGTTTATCGGTGAATCAGAAAAGCGTATGCGCTCAGCATTCGCACAACTACGGGCAATGGCTCCACTAGTTGTATGGATGGACGAGCTCGGACGTGACCTCTCCGCCGGAGACTACCAAGGCGACGGAGGTACAACCTCTCGTGTTCACGGTGAATTCCTAACCGGCATACAAGAACTTCCAGACAACGTACTACTCATGGCCGCAGCAAATCAGATTGGGCACATCAGCCCAGAAATGCTCCGTGCCGACAGGTTCGACAAAATCATGTTTGTCGGCCTACCATCATTCGAAGAACGTCTCAGCATCTTCAACATACACTTAGACAAAGATGCAGAACGCTTCAACCTAGACACACTTGCTGCAATGACGGAAACCTTCACGGGTGCAGAAATAAAAGCCCTCATCCGTGAAGCCCGTTTCAAAATCTCTGTCAGAGAAAAGCGCAAGATCAGCCAAGAAGATGTAGAAACACTCATCCCAACACAACAAAACCGCATGTGGGTAAAACATCGTGCCACAGTCGTCGAAATGTACCAAAGGGCAATAGCCGAATGGGACTGGGCCAGTTCCGCCCAACTCGCAGACGCACAAACCCTACTCAACGGACCAACCAGCAAAAAACGTAAACCAGTAATGCAATCATTCTAAGGAAATCAATGGACCTAAACTTAGACCAAGAACCAATAATCGCAAGCGATTCAAGCGCCGACAAAAAAATTATTCCTGACCTATACAAAAAATGGTTTAAATCACCATCAGCCAGTGGATTCGTATCAATCAAACCACTGCTCAAAATAGGTAAATTCAGAATAGACATAGGCGCAACCGGTTCAGACGCAAGCCTCAAATCACACACCGAAACATTCGTCGACTCAATCCTATTCGCCACCTACTGCAAAGCAGTAACCGCAGGATACGGAAAAAACCTGTACAAAACCAACGCAAAACTCGGTGTACCAACCGACGAAGGCGTAGCCTTCTACGGTGGAGGAACAGGACCAGACGGAAAACCAATATCACGCATATTCAAATCACACTACTGGCGCAAAGGCGAAACCGAATACGACAACAGTGCATTCATATTCAAATGCGGACACTTCAAAGCAAACAAATCATCCTCCGGCGCATTCCTACCAGACATGTCAAGCCCACTATCTACCGACTCAATCAAAATAACAAGAGTAGAAATGGCTGAAATATCATACAGAGTAGACCTATGCCTTGCTTCAAATGCCAACTCAAACTTAGAATGGTTTGTTGAATAATGACAGAAGAATCACAAATCCCAAGGTCAGTCTCCCAAGAAGACCTCGACCTATTCTACTCCAAAGTAGACGGATCATTCAGATCCCACCAAAGACTATTTACAGAAGAACTAGAGCTACACAGCTCAAAAGTAGAAGCATTAGAACAACAACTAGCAACAGTTACCGTAGGCTTTGCAGAACAAGCCGTCCTCCTAGAAGCCCTACTGTTCCAACTCCAATACGAAAACGAAGAAAGACAAAAGTCCTTCCAAGAAAAAGTAATGGAACTAAGAACGATAATGCTAGAAACCCTGGAGTACACGTCAGATGTCATGGAAAACGGAAACCCAGAGCCTGAAAAACCCATGGAAAACGTGGCTCCAGAAAACTGAGTTCTACATAGCAGAAAACAACGTAGGACTACTCGTAGTAGACGACGAAGAATTCGACATCTACAACAGCCTAGAACTCCTTGGAAAAGCCTACATAGTAGCCAAGAAGCTCCACCCACAACTATCGTCAATAGCAGTCCTCCAAGGAGACGTCTACAAACTACTCCTCGAAGGACACGTCACTATTCACGACATTAAAATTAACTTTACCGCCTGATAATAGGACAACAAATGAATGAACTGCAAGAACAAAAAGTTTTGTATCTAGCAAACCTACTTCTAAAAATATATACAGAACGAGCAGTATGGACACAAAGTTGGATGACAAACAACAAACTCTCCAACTTCACCAACGAATACCCAGGCATGGACAAATGGCTAACAGGAACATTCGAAGCCAACATAGCAGAAGCACTCCAAAACAAATACGAAGACACAACCATCTACGGATACCTCAGCGACAAAGACCTGCTATTTAAAGACATCCTCGACACATTCATGGCCACAACCAACACCAACACACCAATCAAAGAAATATACAAAGCAATAAAACTCGTAGAAGACAAAAGAATATACAGAATCACCATAGACCACATGTCAACCACCACACTCAACGTAACCTGCCTCAGAAGCAATTTAAAAATTTCTGGCGCGGAAATCGGCATAAATGATTCAAAAAATTATGCACTTTTGCAATCAGTACAAAAAATGAGAGCGGAAAATCAACAACTTAGAAAAGTTAATGAAGAAATTACAGAATCTTTTCATACCCTAAAGACCACTTATGAAAACCAAGATGCACTGGTAAACAACAGGGCATCGTTTAACTGGAGTTGAACATGGATATCTTTTCTAAAATAACCAACGAAAACGAACAGCCTGAACAGCCCCAGTTCAATTTGGGGGGCTCAGACGTAGATGACTCCATTATGGAGCAAGCAGCGGCTCAGGCGGACGCTCAGCAAGCTATGGAGCTACTGGGGAAGCTGGTGGCCGAAGCATCATCGAGCAACCCTGAGGAGGATGACTCGTGGAAGGATGAAGAGTTGTGGAAACTCTTACAATCCTTCGGAGAGAACACATCAACGAAAATCCTAAAACACCTGACCCCAAAAATTTCGGTACATAGCCTAATTGGCCCGTCAGGCCCCGCTGGTGACACCGGTAAATTTCATATATCTCCCTTAAGCGGAGCAAACGGCGGCATTATCCCTCCCACCACTATCCCCTCCAGCAATAGCACCACAATCGTAACAGCCCCAGATGGTGAGCAATACTTCACTGACGGTTCAGGTCTATTTGTTAATGTTAAAGATGTTGAAAACACTGACAGTTTTGGGCTTGACCCAAAAGAAGTTGTTAAATACAACGTCGTAACAGTTGATGAATCAAATAATGATAAATCACAAAAAGCTTTTATAGCCGAAAAAGATTCTGATAGTCCAGAAATCAAAATAGATATATTCATCTATGAGGGTCAGGAAATTTTATCAGTAGACTTTAAGGGCATTTTTGATTCATATACTTTACTTGGTCAAGATGTTTTTGATATCAAAGATATATGCATTATCGCTAAAGATACCAAAAAGACAGTCAGCTGTAAATTTTACACACCCAAACACGACCCTTCCGAGTCGAATGGGTCAGCGCCCAGCTCTCACTATAAGTTTGATACTCCACCAAAATATGTATCCAACTGTTCAAGTCCCATAGTGATGCTTGCCGAAAACACCCCTAATCCTAGCTGCAAGTATACTGATTCGGGTTCTCAGTACCTGTGTAAATCTTACGTTCCAGAAACCTGGGAAGACCACTCCACTACCGTAGCAATTGATAGCGAAAAAGTATACACTCTACAAAGTCGTAGGTATGGTTTAGGAGTAATGTTCTGGCGCGTAATCAAAAGCGACAACGATGTGGACCATGAACCGATAGAAAACCTGAGTCTTATAAAAGCTATTTATGAATCTCCAGGTTTTAATGGTTTTACCCCGATAAACCCAGAAGAAAAACCCCTAGATACATACTCTCAGTATGTAGCTAACGTTTAACTCGATAGATAGGTTTTATCATGACAACAACAGATTATCAAATTCAATCAATAGCCAATAAAGTACTAGAAGAAGAGCCGGTCGACTCAATCGCTCAGTCCGTAAGTATTACTACGTCCAGGGCTTCATTCTCGTATGGGATCTTTGAAATAGAGCAATTAGACGTTAGCTTAGTTGCGAAGAAATTTTTCTCTAAAGCTTCCCAAGATACAGATATCTTACCTCCAGTGACTAGATGGGTATCCAAGGACATGATGCACATCATGGTTGAACGACCACCATTCGTGGTAACCGTCAAGTACATAGACATACACGGCGACCATGCAGAAGAATCAGACAGGTGTGACGAATGTTACTCTAATGAACTTGATGAATGCCAATGCGGCTGGGAAGAAGAAAACCGTGAACTGTTCCGGGCAGAATATACCCTCAACGTGCCGTGGACTTTGTGGTTTTTCGAATTAGATAAAGATTTGGTTCACATTTCATCTTGCCAAGCTTATTCCAGACCAACAATGGTGACAAGTATGGACGACATGCTGTATAGCTTGCCGCTACCAAACCTTTATGAGGACGCAAAAATCTGCTGGGGCGATGTTCTTTACAACATGCCCAGAACATCATATGCCAGTCTTGGTGCCTATCTACTTGATTCGATAAACGGTTTCTGGACTGGATGGTTTAACAACGACCTAACCTACCTAAGTGGGGACATACTACTCCCGTACGAAGCGCGCGGAAGATGTGACACTGCAGACAGCTACCTTTCTGAGTGGTCAAAAATGTCTATGGAAGATGTCATGAGTGAAAGTTTTTCTCAAGAAGTAAGGACAGTTGGGCAGCAGTGTAATTCATTAAACCTAAGTGGAAATGCACAACAAGTTGCCGTAAATAAAAACACTCTAAGTCGATTCTTTAAAGAGATTGTATCTTGACAACAAAAGGAATTGTCCTACTATGAAAATTAACTTAAATATACACGACTCAAACAATACTGTTGATGGTTATTTTCAGTCTGGGCCAGGTAGCCCTAATATACCTTTAGCAAAAAAAAATTGCGAAGATATATATAAAAGCATGGTTAATCTAGACAGGAAAGACCTAGGCTTACTACCCCCAGCTGTTAGGTGGATATCTGACAACCAGCGGATAGCAGTATTCGAGAGACCACCAACTGTTCAATTTGTGGAAATTGCTTTTGATAAAAAAGATAATATCAATAGCAGTACGTCTGTACTATCCTTTAGTCTCCCTATACCGTGGACCATCTACTACGTCTTATTCGACGACTACAATAATCCGGTAACTGTTAGGGTTTACTGCAGAAACGAACCCCTATACTCTTGGGGCGATAAGGTTTACATGCTACCTATGCTAAACCTTTACTACGACTCCACCTTGTGTAACCCTATCTTTGAAAATTTTGAACCATGCGAAACGTTTGCAGACGGAATTCACGCCGCCTACAATATGGTATGGAATTCTGGCTGGAACCTAGACCTATCAGATACTATCGAATACAGTATGCGCACAGGTATCCCTTCCGCCTTATCAAGCGGTACGAGTATCAAGAATCATCTTAACTTTTTCAAAAGTTGGGAAAAACTATCTCTTCTTAACGTACTTGAAACTAGATGGTCGGACCCTAAGCGCAATACCTCTGGTGGCGATTTTGAAGTTGAAACTACTTTCAAAAATACCCTAGATGCATTCGTAAATGACGCAGGCCAGCACTCGGGTATGGACATCCGTGAAGCTATGGTCAAAATTGTAAATAGTTTTTCTGTTGCATAGTTTTAATAATAATATATAGGCTTTACTATAATATAGGTATATATTGTCATATAGTGAGGACTATTTTATGAGAACAGCAACATCAATCTCGAACCCAATTTTAAGTAGGGGTGAAGTAGCTAAGATACTAAATGTTACGCCGCTAACTATTGCTAATAGGGAACGATCTGGAAAATACCCAGAAGCAAAACGTGATTTAAATAACTACAGGATATACACTGTGAACGATGTACTAAACCTACAGCTACTGACCTATAAGTCCCTAGACCCAAAACCAGTCATATCGATACTATACGATAAAGGTTATAAAGATTCCAAGGAACTTGGCAGGATTATGGATACAGCGCTGTCAAAGAAAGTGGGTGTATGATGGAAGAGGAAGAAAAACAGAACGAATTTACCAAAAACTATAGTGAAGAACTAAGAAATGGTATATTTAACCTATCAGTTTCCATGTGTCAGCACCTATCCCAGTTTGTTCCTATGGAGCAAGCTAAAGAAGAAACAGCTAAATGGCTAGACTCTATATCAGCTGGCCTAAGAACAATTAGTAAAAACCCATTAGAAAGTAAGTGAAGTGATAGATCCAAACAATAACCTAAACCTTACATGCGGCGTTGTCGCAGATCCCGAAATGCCTACAGAGAACATCGCTAAGTTCCGAGTTGCCGTCGATTATGCTGGTTCCGAAAAGGGTTCAGATAATAGCACGGGGTACTTTGATGTTACCTATTATTTGAATAGCGATGAGAATAAGCGCAACTGTGAATTCGTTCGCAATCAAATCTCAAGTGGCAAGCTCTCCAAGGGTAGCCAGATTCGCTTGATAGGACGCCTTGTCCAGGAGCGTTGGTCCACAGACGACAAGAAGTCTTCAAAGGTAGTGATTGTGGCCGAAAATATTACATACGCCTCACGTAGCAAGCCAGAGGGTGCTGCCCCGGCGGCCACTAGCGCAGAGAGCGTAGCTCCTAGCTCATTCTGATGGACGAGGAAATCCAGCAAGACTTTGACGAAGATGAAGTTCTTCAGCTAGTCGAGCAGGCGTTAAGGGATAAGGGGGGCAATGCCTTCAGGGTATCTTCAAAAATCCCCTTATCCTTTGGTGACTCAGCGCTACTAGAGAAACTGGATTCAGTTTTAACTCCATACTTGAACAAAGCAGATGTTCAGATGGTGTTGCATGAGCTAAGGAGTTCTCAGCTCGATGATTTCGAAAAAGAACAAACTTTAGAACAGCTTCACATTGTCACTAAGAATTGCAGGAAATGCCCAGAAACACAACCTGGAGCTACTATACCATTTTGGAACGTAGCTGACCCAGATGTAGTCTTTATATCTGAAGTTCCAATGTCTGACCCAAACAGTTTGGATTACTTCACTAGGACTGCATCTGAGGCTGGTTTTACCTCTTCAAGAATATGCATGTCGTTTGTAAATAGATGCAGCAAAAAATCTAGAGTCAAACATACGATGGAAGAAATAGAAAACTGCATACCATACCTACTGAATGAGATACAGACACTTAAGCCTAAACTCATAGTAACTATGGGACTAGTAGCAACATGCTCTATACTTCCAGCTAAATTGCATATGAATGAAGAACGAGGTAAGATTATATGGCTTGGGCCTTGGCCTGTATTACCGACGTATTCTCCCGCCTACGTTTTACGCGGAAGCGGAAATCTGCCTTCCTTATTTGAACAAGATTTTGGAAGAGCATACAACTTTGTCTACGGTGAAAAATGATAGCTAATATTTCAAAGGAAGACTTTAAAGGCTTAGTAGCCAAAGACGTCAGGAGAGATTCTGACGATTTAGTTGAGGACTTGTCTAGCGACTTTAGGCTTTGGCTAGATGAGCTCAATGTTCTTTTGCGTGATGTTGAAATTCAACTAGCAGCGCAAAGGGGACGTATTTCTGAAAAGAAAGTAGAACTAGGCCCTCAGTGGAACAATAATGATTGGTACAAGTTTAAAGCAACAGAAGACAAATGGAAAGTTACAGCCTTAAGATTTAAAGCCTCTGTAGAGGAAAGAATAAGGTTCGTAAAAACTTTAAGAGCTAAAAAGAATATGTCAGCATCATGAGCAAAGTGGTGAAAGAAATACTAGCATCGCAGCGCTCGCTATTCGACGATGAAGAGTCTTTCACCCTTAGCTTGTATTATGCGTTAGACTTGGAAGACAAGTTTTACTTCTATACTGCGGCAATAAATGAAACTTTCATAGTTCAACTTATGGAGTTTTATATAAATTCCTTGGCTTATGTGGAGGTTTACGGTTTTGAAATGCACACGTCTACTCCAATCCACATACTGAAATTTCAACAACCCTTCAACGCGACATTTAGTACGGCGGCGATCTATTCAAACGGCGCGATTTGCATAGATCAGGTAAATGAAGGTATGATAATTCATGTTTGGATAGACAAGAAAACAGTAGAGCTTTATTCGATCCCAAAACCTGAAGACTTAAAGCAGGTTTGAGCAACGCCCTCTTAGCTCAGCTGGACTAGAGCAAGTGGTTTCTACCCACTAGGCCGGGGGTTCGAGTCCCTCAGGGGGCACAAAGAGAGTAAAATGAGTAAGAAGAGAAAAAGAAGATCTACCTACTTTACCAACTATAGAGATGACCACTGGTATTCAACCGCAGCACAATCCAATACCCAATCTTACCACTATGTGCAAGCTTCTACCGAAGATATAAGAAATATTGCGGAAGATATATTTGGTGACCGCTACGGACTTAAGGCTGGCGAAAATGGCTAAATATATTAAAATAGAAGAAGATGATGATTTTACATTTCTTCTCAATATGTTCGAAAGAGCTAGAGGAAGAATACGCAAAGAAATATCTGTACTAGATATCGAACAGTCGGCGACAGTGATGAGAATATATGACGCACTCCATGTAGCGGATTCTTCTCCCGCACAAGAGGACGCAGTTGCTGAAGGCTCTAAAGAAATCCCGAAGGCAAAAAATAGACCGACCAAAGCCCCTAAGAACCCTAACAGCGTCAAAGTTGCTAGGCCTAAGTCGGACCTATGTCGCGATCACCCCTACTATGGTGCCGTTAAAGTGCCTAGACATGACTGCGAAGGCTGTTGGGCAGCGTACAAAAAAATGAATCCAAGCTTATATACGCTAAAGCGTAGGCAGTTTGAGAGAAAGAACTCTAAGGAGGCGTCTTGACCAGTGACGTTAATAGTAACGCGATAGAAGCCAAAGTGATCTCCGCAAGTCAGGGCAGTAAGCCTGAAGAATTAGCTCTGCTAGATAGTAGACTGAAACGACTTGAATCAATTCTTATGAATTTCCTTAAAGGAAAATCTAATAAAGATCTTTCAAAAATCTTTGACATTTCCGAAAAAGAAGTTAGAGAAATCAAAGCCATATCTTCGGATTTGTAGTAAGGTAATTGAAAGTTAGTAAATAAAACTACATATCAGGTATGGGACCTAACCATATCCGACTCCCGTAGTTTAAGATAGAGCACCTACATAATGTAGGGGTGAAGGTGTAAACCCTTCCGGGAGTACTGTATCTATATTAAAGGAAAAAATGGGTAAAGGCAGAAGCGGAAAAACAACAACAACAAGAAAAACTGACATCGGTAATACGGTTCAGATACTAAATATGAGTGACGAACCCATGTATTGCACCCAAACCCATCGACTCCTCCCTAAGAGGGGCTTTGCGTGGCAATATAAAGATATGATGTTCCTCAATAAAACTGCAGCTCTAGACTATGACTACAAAATGAACCCACCAGCAGAGGACGAAGAAGACTGATGGAGCAATTCGAGGGTGAGCAAGAATACACTCTTAATCTGAACTATATGGAAGCATGCTACCTTAATGCTGCGGTTGTCGAGTTCTTTCACGGTATGCGTCATGCATGTGAGGCGGACACGCCAGTTCCCCATAACGATGAGAGATACATTCTTAGCAAAAACCTTTGGAATAAAGTAGAAAAAATTATACCAGTCATGGATTATAAATAGGCCTATTGGATTACTTCCGGGTTCGATTCCCGGAAGGCCTCTTAGCCATTGCGTTTAGTGGTAACGCAAGTGGCTTGGCTGGCACCTAGTGTTGGGGGTGCCAGCCTCTTTCTTATTAAGGAAAATTATATTATGTTATTTTTTAGAAATGACCCAAAAAAAGATAGCTCAGAATGTATCCCCAAGTATGCTTACGTCAATAGCTTAAAGCAAGATGGCAACCTCTACCCTTGTAGGGTAGGGGAAATAGCTATTGATGATATTGTTTTTGATATATACTTTTTGAAAATAACAAGTAAAGTTGTGGTTCCCGGCAATAAGGTCGGATACCAATTGGAAGCAGTTGATTTTCTAGGAGATATTTTTCATGCCTTTGCCTGGGAAACAGATGAATTATATACTGTAAACCCAGATTTTGAAGATGATTTACGCTTATACCTAGAAGAAACGTATGCCTGCAAAACTACTAGCAAATGAATAGGTAAAAAATGGCAAGGCTAAAGTTACCAAAGCCAGTAAAACATAAGATTCCACCTCAAAGAATCTATCTCTACTCCTCCAAAGTAGATATGACCGAAGAAGGGCTTAACGCACTAAAAGAATACGTTGCGAGCCAAAGCAATAGCAACGAGTATGATATTAATATAACCTTAGAAAATGGGGAAAAGCTTTATGACTATAAGGTTATCAGCCCTGAGAATAGTCATGGAGCTAACTTAATTTCTTCTCGCTGCACTAGCGGCAAACATGCCCCAGTTATAGACATAGACGTCCCCATGTATGTAGTGCCTTCCTCAAAGCTTGGACATGGTCATCTCTATATAGACAAAGAGATCACCTGGGCCCAGTATACTAGGATCCTTAAGGCCCTAGCTTCAGCCGGTATCGTTGAGGAAGGCTACTTAGAGGCTTCTATGGAGAGAGGTTTTACGGCAGTAAGGCCCATAGGCGTAACGAAGCAAGGCGCCCCTAGGGGGGTAGATGTGCTCAAGGAAAATGCTAAGTTACGCAAAAAAGTCTATGATAAAGATATAGAAATAGACCACCTTCTCAAGGAATTGGAAAACGGGACCCCAAACGCCATTCTAGAAGAAGTAGCTAGGCTAAGGGCAGAACTAAAAAACGCTAAGCGTGAAACAGAAAAATATAGAGAACATTCGCTAATCACCAGTACAGCATTGACGAAAATCCAAAATGCTAACGCAGAACTACGTGACACAATCAGAGATATGGAAGTCGTGGCCGAAAACAAAGTAGTAGCAGATAATCCGGGCATTTATAAGACTATCTGGACGTAGTTCAATCCACCATTAGCTTTGCCTTGCCGCAGTATGCTAATCTTATAGTTGAATATTTTTATAACTTGTGATATTATATTTGATAAAACAAACGTTGAAGTAAATGGAGCTATCATGGGTCACCTCTATAAATCTACAATAGTTATTTATTCTGATAAAGACTGGTCCGATAAGGACGTTACTGAGCTAGTGGTTGACTTGGACAACCTTGAATCCAACTCATCCATATGTCACCTTTGGACAGTTGTGGAAGTTGACAAGGACGAACTAGCTAAAGAAGATTTTTCTGAGGAAATTCTTAATTTCTTCGAAATTGATGAAAGCTACTTTGACATAGAAAGTGGCCGTGTATACGGAAGCCCTTTCAGTGAAGAAGACTATGAGTTCTACCCTGAACCTTGACTAAATGCCTATCGGAGAACTTTGTTGGCCAAAACATGCGCCAATATGCTAGTATATAATTACCCCTAATATACTATAGTAAGGTACCGGTATGGATGCAGAAACAACTTGGACTTGGGTGCTATTCGTCTTTGAGATTTTTGGCATAACTGGTACCTTTTTTGTCGGAAAAAAGTACTGGTGGGGATGGCTGATTATCCTTTTACACTCTATTCCTTGGTTTATCTATAGCTTTATTTACGGCAAGCCGGGATTTATAGCTATGTCGCTTATGTGGTGGGCTATGAACTACTACAACATGAGAACATGGCGCGCCGAATCAAAGTAATTCTCTTTGTCTTTTTTTAAAAAGGCGTACGCGTTTTTTAGTTTGGTGCTTTAGATCACAGATTTTATTAGTGCCTTAGATCACAGGTTTTTAACTAGGGTTTTAGATCACAGCGCAATATCCTTCTAAGGATTTAGCTAATAATATATGACAAAAATACAATAAACTCCTACAAGGAATGATATAATACATCTATGAATTCAGAAAATTACCCAATCATAATAGGCCTTTGCGGAAGGGCAGGTACCGGAAAAACCAGTGTCGCCAACGCTATTGTGCCGTCGCACGCAGTTAAATTTGACCACGAAAATGGTGTGGTATGGGATCACAGCTTCTTTGCTATGCCGCTTTACGAAATGGCATCAATCAAGAGAATGACTAAGGGCGACAAGGAAGAAGATAGGGTACTCTTCCAGCTGCACGATGTTCTTTTTGATCTTTTTGGCGGTAGTCCACTATACGGCGCTCCTTCTTACGACCAGTTTGTGAATCTCACTAAAGAGATTGCCGAGATACCCATGCCGGTAGATGAGGATATGAAGCCGAGAATGTTCTTACAGAAGGCCGGCGAACTGTGTCGGAGAGAGTACGAAAACTGCTTCACTCAATGGGCTAAGAAGAAAGCCTACCAAAGGTCTGCTACTATCCTGTCAGACAAAGATGAGGCAAACGAAAACATTGACCGCTACGTATGTATTATATCTGACGTAAGATATGAGAACGAAGCTGAAATGATTAAGTCTCTTCCTGGCGGAATTCTTATAAGGTTTGATGCGTCTAACGACATAAGGATGAACAGGCTACAGAAGAGGGACGGCTATACTATGCCCGATAGTGAGCTGAACCACAAGTCCGAACAAGTGGAATTAATCAGGGAAGAAATTATAGATTGCGTTATCAACACTGATAATATGTCTATATCAGAACAAGCAAAAGCCTCATTAAACGTAATCAGGAAAGAGATTAGTAGGATCAATGCCTAATATATCAAAAAGCGCAAAAGAACAAACAGAAGATTCACCAATTGGAAGTGCCGTAGAGCAGGCATTAGCGAACATATCCATTACTACCACACCAGTTTTTATATGTGGAGTAAATAGAAAAGCAAACATAGGTAACTTTGAGAACATTGATATCTATTCGGGCTTAGCCCTGCCATTGGATGGTGAGTCAATTACCGACATAGAATCACTCAGAGATGCTATTACAAAAGCAGCCGAACTAGGCTTCGCTATAACTTCTAGCGAGACTTTCCAGCGGTATATTATAGTAAAAGACGCCCAAAATGAGGGAAGAGCCTAAAACTCGTTTTTATTTCTCTTCTTCATCTCACTGTCGTAATAATCGTGAGCTGGACGTCGTCTTTGCATCTCGTCCCAAATAGAATCATTCTTATCACTTATGAGCCCTATCTTATCGGATAGGGCTTTATGTGCATCGCGCGAATTTTTATCTGTCCTAGTCAGGTCTAATCTCATCAAGTCAACATCTGACTTTATATGGTTAACATCATTTTTTAAGTCTTTAAAGTTGTTATCTAAGCGGTCTATAGCGTCTCTGAACGAAGAACCGCCATTATTCTTGAATTCAGCCTTAATTGGTTCCACTTCACCAACGATAAGGTCTCTTACCTCATCTCTAAACCTACTGCTTAACCATTTTATTAGACCGTAACCTGCGCCAACAAATAGTACGATTGGCCATAGTGTAGAGAGATCACTGGCAATTGTTTCTAGCCACTGCGGCAATTCAGCAAATACGTTAGAGAGCATTGGGTTCGCCTTTCCGCTTGAACGATATGTTTATTAGTAATAATGTATTTTTATTCCGAACAAAGAATATAAAAATAAGACCCCTGTTAAGAGGCCTTATTCCGCATAGATATATAGAATTAAGTTAGTTTATATAAGCTCTAGGAAAGCAATGCCTTCCAAGTCTGTGGGCCTACTATGCCATCAGACTCAAGTCCACGGTCCGATTGGAATCTGCGCACCATATTATCGGTTGCTGGACCGAATACGCCATCAGCCACGAGCCGGTAACCGATCCCATTGAGACCACCTTGAAGTATCTTCACTGCTCCACCACTTGAGCCCTGACGAAGGACCTGCTTAGTTGCTTCATCTAGTGCGGCAAAGAATTGGTTATCTGGAGCTGTCTCCTGTACGGCAGGGAGGTTACTTAGGAATACGAATAGGTTGTGTGTCGCCTCTTCCGTCTGAGGGCCCCATACCCCGTCTGGTGGTAGACTTAGGTTAGTCTGCCATTGGCTCACTGCTGAGGCGGTCTGAGGGCCGTATATGCCGTCCTGAGTGACTCCTACAACCTTCTGGATCTCGCTGACCTTATCGCCGCTGGATCCGAGGTGCCAAACCGACTGTGGAGGCACAGGGACTGGTTGCGTAGGGGTGGGCGGTGCAACTGGGGCTGCTCCGCTATGGCGCCCAATAGCCTGGAGGAGTAACGAATCGAAGACCCAGCGGTCTTCTCGGCGGCTCCACGCATCGCTACGGTCTTGAGGCTGGACATCACCATGGTGAGCGAGTCCTGGTCGGTTCTTTACCTCTTCGCCAATGAACTGTGAAGCCGATGCAATATCGATATTATTGCGCTGCCAGAAAGCAACGATTTCAGCACCCATTCGGTCAATTTCTGCCTGCGTGTCTGGGCTATTGCCATCAAGATCAGATGACCTTGCCCCAATTGCGATCATCCAGCATCGGCTGTTATAGCCAGAAGCTGCCACACCAAAAGCAGTGTAGTCATCTGGCATCATCGCTACGGATGAATCGACGTCAACTATCATGTGATAGCTGCCCGGATCGGAACGCCTCGATATAAATCCTGCAGTGTTCTCTGCAGCGCTGTAGCCACCAGATCCCTCTGTGGTGTGAATAACTACGCCACCACTTAGGCCACTATTCCTTGATGGGTAAAACTGTTGTGTTGCGGGTGGGTTGTTTAATAAATAAAATTCCATTTTTTCCTTTTCTAAATTTAGTAGATATTAAGTTTTAATGATGTAGTTGACGAGCATAAACGGTGGAAGGATATTGTGATAGTCATCCCCACCGGTTAAACCGGTATTCCCCGATATCGTGTGACCATGGCTGGTCCCAGCATTGGTGAGTACGCGAGTAGTCGCACTGGCACCCGAAGCGATTAGGGCTTGATAATCACCACCGGCTGCCACCCCATTATTGCCAATACCAAGTGCATCATATTTGCCAGCGGTATGTGTGTGTGTTGAATCGGTTGAGTTTGCAAGCGTTCCATTATCGTGAAGATGACTTGGCATTTCAGAAGTAATAAGAAGATGCTTCTCTTCACCTGATTTGGCACCAATAGCATTGGGAATAGTGAGAATACCAGCGTCAGTACCATTGATGTTGTCAAGGCCCATGGGGGTTCGACCACGCATATCGGGTAGCAAAAAGTTTGTTGTAGATGCTGCTGGAATGCCGTAAGGGGCAAGGTAAACCGTATGAGTGCCACTTCCAGCAGTACTGGTAGTTATGGCAGTGCCTGTTGTAAATGAGGCTGCTGCATTTGATACGGTGGTCGTAGCCGTTCTACCTGTTGACAATCTAAAGTTATTGGCATCAATCAACTTAACGTAATAAGTAGTATTGATTGATAAGCCGGTGGGTAATGCGCCAGTCGTGGTGAGGTAGACGGCATCACCCTCAACTAGCCCGTGAGATGGTTTGTTGACTATGGCAGAAGCGCCATTAGCAATGCTGGTTACTGCACCCTTAGATACTGCAAGGGTTGCCCACAGGTTAGCGTAAGTAGTTCTACTTACAGATGAACCATCACAGAAAAGCCAGCCAGATGGTGCAGATAATCCTGCGTAGGGCGAAATAAGACCAGGCGGAGAACTATCGCCAGTCGGTCCGACTATGCCGGAGGCGGTTAACCCCCACGCAGTGCCATCCCACTGCCAGGTTCTGGTGCCCGAGGTATGTGTTTGATTTACGCTTGGTGAGTTAGGGAAATCTAAAGCCACTTATAAAATCCTATCAAGAGAAACTGCTTTTGTTTTTTCTGGGTAAGAAGTCTTTTTCTTTACACTTACAGTCATGCCCAAGCATGCAATCAAATGGTTTATTGCTGCGCTCCCTGTGGTGGTAATGCCCACAGTTTATACAAAAGTCTCTTCCGAAAGAAATATCATTTATCATAGTAATCTCCATATCATTATTTCACCGGCCAACAAGGTCATCTTCCATCAAAATTTCCATCAACTTTAAACGAATCTTGTTGAAATGTTCTCTTACTGTATTAGGGTGTTCTGTTATTCTTTGGGCTATTTCACTAGATTTATATCCATCAACAAATCGCCATTTTACCAGCTGGCGCTCCTGAATGGTTAACCTATCAAATGGGAATATAGTTGTATCACCAGCCACCCAAAACTCATCTATTACTTCAGGACCAAAAAGATCTTCTACGGAAGGTTCCGGAGGTGCAGTAAAGCCCTGTGGCTTATCCTCGGAATCTGAATCCCCAAAATCATCATCGCTTATCAATGGAAATGTTTTTCTACCAAGCTGATCAATTAAGAAAACCTTTACATGCTTACTTAAGATGAAATAAAAGTAGCTGTATATGTATCCGCTAAATGGAACATAACCGCCAGCTTTTGATTCAGTCCTCTTATAGTTCATCAGGCATTGAAGGAATGCTAAGTTGACAGTCTGGCGAGTATCCTCTTCATCTCCGTACCTCTCCACCATGTATCTTATGCCTTGCATGGTTTCCTGAACTTTAGCTGAACCTGTCGAGTTAAGCTTATTTCTCTTTAGGTAAAAGCCTACAGTTTTATCTGGAACAAATAAGTTTATGAATTGTCTTATATCGTAATCAGAGAGCTTGTACCTACCATAGTGGAGTAAGTTTACGTATTTATTAAGGAATGGTTCAAAGATTTTGAGAAGTTCAATCTGAGAAAAACCATCACCAGCTTTAGCTTTCGATATTAATCCTTGTATCTCTTCTTCAGATAGAATATAGTACTGGCTTGATACATCTTTTTTTATTTTAGACTTAGTTCTAGGCATAATCCTCTATCTTATCCAGTTAGGTAGGTGTGCGTACGCTTCCGCTATATCATCATAATAGGCGTATACTGGCACACCGAAATCTTTAAAAAACTTTGTACTATCTACTTTATCATTTTTAGTTATTGCTTGCAGCTTTTGGAATTCTTCTGGATAGTATTTCTTAAACCTCTTAATCTTAGTTTTATCAACTGACGACATGTAGCCCTTTACTTCTATCCACACTTGCTCTTTTTCTAGCCATATGTCTGGTATGTATCCTTTTGTCCCGCGCTTAACTTCTTCAAAATAGAATGATTTTGGTTCGTAATCCCACTTAATCTTTTTTTCGTTGAGCCATAGAAGAACATTGTTCTCCCATCCACTACGCACCGAAACTCCTAGGCATGGCTTGTAGCCGCCTCTAAACTTATTCATTGGGGTACCACCAGTTTGCTTGACTAGTTTATCTCTTTTAAGTTCTTTTGCCTTATCTTGAATTAAAATTTTCTCTATAGAACTATCTCTACCAGGAAGATTGTAATCAAGATACAAGTCATACAGGACCCCGGGCATTAGCTTGAATGATTTGCAAATCTCTTCGAAACTTAGATCAGAGGATATCTTACTTTCAATTTCTTGTCGTGTTGGGTAAAAAAGAACCGAGTATAAATCTTCGCATTCTTGAGAGCAGAATAACTTTTTTTGCTTCTTATACAGTGAATACCTAACCCTGTACAGTCTCCTACATTCGGCGTACCTACAGACCCGATGAACCTTTTGGTTACCCGAGACCTGCGAGTGGCAGCCTAGAGAGAAACTTCTCTCACGAATTGACTTGTCTGTTTTCCCTAAGTATAATGACAACTCCTCGTAAGAAAGCCTAGATGCGTTCTCTAAGAGGAAAGTATCTTCTACGGGGGACCAATTTTCTCCCATGAAACTCCTATCAATACAATTCTATAGGAAAAAACAAAAAAAATCAACAAAAGTTGAAATCACAAGAACAGAATGGTAATCTACCCCACATGAACACATTAAACGAAAAACTCATCCAGTCAGTAAAAGACAGCATCTTCTGTGAACTAGTAGACTATGGAACCCCAGCCGGGGAAGCCTACGAACTCTCACACGTAGACATTGACCCAGTCGAAGTTATGGAAAGCGTAAGCTTTGAAGGAGCATCCTTCTAACGACGATTTCTTTTTGCTCCAACGTGACATACCCCATTCTGGGCGTAATCACAAAACGAGCAGATAAAAGAATTAGGGGTGTAAGAGAAGTTGTTCTTATTGATCAACTTATCGATAAGCCCTATTATAAGAACCTCTATCTCAAAAAGGTCATCATCTGTAAAGAGATGGCCTTTTTGCTTGCCCGAACGCAAATAGTAAAGTGAAGCATGAATTTGCTTATCTGGGTATGCCTTCTTCATGGCTAAAGCATATATGCCGAGTTGTATATTTTTATGTATGTTCTTTTGTGCTTCTTCGCGCTTGCCAGACTTGTAATCGACAATATAAAGGGTATCGCCCACAATATCTACACGGTCAATGTAACCGTTTACTAGCGCATTTCCTATGACTATAGAAAAGCCACGTTCCTTGTCTTCTATCTCAAACGATTCACCATCGTGCCTATCGAGAAACTGCATCAGCATATTCTCTCCATCGATCAATAGATTTTCTGGGATTTCAGATTTAGGATCGTAATTAGGTATTTGATTGTGGTATTCCTGTACGAAGGATTCTAGATCCTCTCTACCAATAGCTTTATCTGGTTCCAACTTTTCTTCTAATACCTTATGTATTATATTGCCCAATGTTGCCGCAGGTCCGAAAATTTGCGGCTCCTTAAGAATATACGAGAAAAAGTACTTAGCCTCGCACATGCTTAATGTATTGAGCCTAGAGTAGCTAACCGGTATTAATGATAGCTTTTCCAGATCCGATAGTTCCTCTACCGATCTAACCTTCATTCTATAACATCTCCAAGCAGGTATGACAGAACAGCTTCATTCCTTCTAAGTGTATCCAGCAGCGTTGGTGATACTGTTGCTATAAACTGCTCTTCTTCTTTTTCTTCAAAAGAGGAATTTATTCCCGTGGCTTCACAAATAGTATGCATTATCTCATGCAATAAGACCTCAGAACGCATATCTTCATTGAGATCAGGATCTATATAGATACATTGCTCGTGAGTAGATGTAAAACCAATAGCCTCTAGACACTCAAACTTTACTTTTGCTGCATCCATCGATACTTTGTCACCCTTAATTTGAAACGTGTAAGGTCCAACAGTTACCTCTTTAGGCATCTTCCGGTAAGCCATCATCATCTCCCTCGTGTAGGTCTACTATGCAATTGTTTACCTTGTCCCAAAAAAGACCTTCACCAATAGGTATTAGGCCTGTTTCGCCAATCTCCATGAAGTCATCTTCAATGTTCATTTTGACTCAATTCTTCTAGTAGGGCAGACAACAGTTCGTTAAGGTCTGCCAAATCGTCACTATCAACAAATATGCCAGCTTGACCAGCCTGCACCCAGTACTCTACATGGCCAGTTTTATAAGTTCTTGACTCAATTGTAATCCTATTGTTCTGGTACAATTCTTTTATCATCAAATTATTCTCCCAGAATTAGACCAGTCCTGTGCGCTACTGCCGTCATCAAATGTGACCGCATCCCAGGTGGGATCATCCCTAATCTCCCTCTGCTCGCTAAGATAGGATTCGTAATCCCTTTCGTCTTCCGTTTTGCCCTCGTGAGTAACCTTGCCTTTGAAGGGGTCATTCGGCATTCTTACCTGATACATCTTACCCTCTTTATTGACCAGCTGGAGAATACCCTCCGCACACCTACACAAATCGTCAACATGAGGCACTTTTTGCCCATATTCATCGACCCTACCGCTACAGCTTCGGCATTCGGGTCTAGTTCCCTTATTGGAACACCTGCCGCATGATCCGCATGTCTTCCAGCAGCTCTTTGCGAAAGGGTCTCTATAAGTCCCTTTCGGCGCTAAATACTCCATCAAAGCTCTCTTTCAAGTTCGAAAATCTGTATTATCTGTTGCAGCTCTTCTTCAATCCTGTCGGAAGTGCTGTTGTTGAACTTCATAGTCATTGTGTTGCTACCATCAGGAAACTCTAAATAAACGGGAGAATCACCAGACACATTGGATATTATACCATAAATCTTCGATACCTGACCATAGGAAGGTTTATGAGCGGCCTTCAACCTGATTGGTTTACCCCCATGCAATATAGATATATCGAGTTTTTCTATATCTGTTAATAATATCTTAATAATTAGGTTTTCCTCATCACCCTCAAACGCTACGTTCCCCGATACTGTCACCAGAGACCCCGACTCTATATCGTGCTCGCTTATCTTTGATGAGTACTTAGGAAAAACAACCACTTCGGCTGTAGTCGTTACGTCATCTACCTGTAAACGGTACATCTGTTTATTGGCTTTAGTGATTATTGACTGCTTCTTTGCTACGATTCCGCCTATGGTGACTAGTTCTCCTTCTGAGACATTTTTCAAGTCTTCGATCTCACACGAAATCTTTGGTGTAATAAAATCCCAGATACCAAGCAATGGGTGGTCTGTCACGTATAGGCCTAACTCATCCTTTTCCATCTCAAGAATGTTAAGCTTATCTGAACGATTTATTTTTTTGCTACCAGGAGATAGTTCATCGAAAGCTCCCGACTTGATCAGGTGCTCTAGGGTAGCCCTATTAATAACCCCGGACTCGCAAGTCCTTAAGAATTCCCATATATTAGATGATCCCCTATTGGCTAGCATCTCCTGCACCTTTGACTCTCCAATGCCATCTATAGCGGAAAAGCCAAAGATAATTTCATCCTCATCCGATATAGTGAAGTCCGAAGATGAATCTTTCATAGAGGGAGGCAAGACGTTAATGGACATTTTCCTGCACTCGTTGAGGTATGGGGATAGCTTGTCCTTATTCGTGGCCACAGAGGTCAGTAGAGCTGTCATATACTCCAACGGGTAGTAGTACTTGAGCCAAGCTGTAATGTAAGACAGCACAGCATAGGATGCTGCGTGAGCTTTATTGAAGCCATACCCTGCAAAATACTCTATATCGGAATATATCTTATTCGCAAGATGACTATCTACATCGCTATGCTTTTTGCAGCCGTCTACAAACTTATCCCTAAATAGATGTACCTTGTCCATCTGCTTCTTACCTATGACCTTACGCAGGTCGTCGGCTTCCGAAGCACTAAAGTTGGCTAAGACCCTAGCAACATTTATAACATCCTCCTGATAGAGCATTACCCCACGAGACTTCTGGAGAACATCCTCTAGCTTAGGGTGGGGAACCTGGGAATTTTTTCGGCCGTGCTTCCTGTCGATATATATCTTATCCATACCAGAACCTAGGGGCCCCGGTCTGTAGAGGGATATGAGACCCATTATATCTTCGATCCTATCTGGGCGCATAGATAGCATCATGTCTCTCATGCCCCTAGATTCAACCTGGAATATACCCATAGAATTACCTTTACTAAGATATTTGTACACGCCTTCGTCGTCCAGTGGTAGGTTGTAGCAATCTACAGATGTACCATGCCTTTCGTTGATTAGCTTTTCGGCCATATCAACAACACCTAGGTTTCTTAAGCCTAGGAAGTCAATCTTAAGTAGTCCGTTTTGCTCTACGCGATTCATGTCCCATTGGGTAACAACTGGAGCATTTTCTCCTTTTTGCATAACTGGTATGTATTCGATCAAAGGTTTTCTAGAGATCACTACTCCAGCAGCGTGTATTCCGGTTTGCCTGTGTATGCCCTCTATGCCTTTTGCTGTATCCATGATAATCTTAGCGTCTGGATCTGATTCATACTTTTTCAGCATCTCGGGTGACTTAAGCGCTTCATCAAGGGATTTTGCTACGCCCAGAACATCAGGAGGAACAAGCTTAGCCAAGTCGTCCCCCACCTTGTACTCGTAGCCAAGTACTCTAGTGGTGTCTCTAATTGCACTCCTAGCTCCGACAGTACCAAATGTGCAGATGTGCGCCACGTGGTCATTGCCGTAACGGTTTCTTACATACTCTATGACCTTGTCTCTGTACCTGTCATCAAAATCTAAGTCGATATCAGGCATCGACTTTCTTCCTTCTACTAGAAATCTCTCGAAGAGCAATCCGAACTTTAGCGGATCTAAATTTGTAATCTCCAATGCATAGGAAAGGATTGAGCCGGCCGCAGATCCCCTACCCCAACCAACCCGTATATCGTTTTCCTTAGCCCACCTAACGATGTCGGAAACCACGAGAAAGTAGTGAGGGAACCCCATTCTATTTACAACCCCGAGCTCGTGAGTTGTCCTAGCTATTACTTCACTTGGGATAGGGTCACCATACCTATTTCTAATGCCATCCCAGACCAACTCTTCCAGGTGGTCTTCGACGGAAATATCTTTGGGGACATCTGGGAACTCGGGGAAATGGAATTCATTAAACTCCAACTCTATGTTCACCATTTCGGCGACAAGCAGTGTGTTTTCTAACCATTCCGGCTCGAATGTAGATTCCATTTCCGCATAGGACTTGAGATAAAACTCATCCCCACTAAACCTGAACCTATTTTCTTGGTCCATCAAAGACTTAGTTCCAGAACAAAGCATTACGTCATGGTAGTGGGCATCGGCTTTGTTGACGTAGTGGCAGTCACCTGTAACTACCACTTTAGCCCCTATAGCTTTAGCGATTTCTAACGTCTGCTGCTTTACGCTCTTCTGCTCTGCCAGCCCATGGTCTTGTATCTCTACAAAGTAATTTTCTTTACCGACAATGTCTTGCATAGTCGATGCGTGCTTTAACGCCTTAGCATAATCGCCACGCAGCAAAGCTTGCTGCAACTCGCCGTTTAGGCAGCCCGATAAGACTATGAGACCATCGCTATACTGTGACACCAGTTGGTGGTCAATCCTAGGTTTTACATAGAAACCTTCGGTGTAAGCCTTAGAAGATAACTTAATTAAGTTCTTGTAACCCACTTTGTTACTAGCTAGAACCGTTAAGTGGTATGGGCCTCTTTGGTCCCACTCGTTCTGTGCTGGTCCAGACCTCTCTTCCGGGTCCCTATCGAACCTAGATTTCCTAGCCTGATATGCCTCAAGCCCCAATATGGGCTTAATATCCACCTTCTTGCAAGCCTCGTAGAAATCTAACCAGCCATGCACGTTGCCATGATCTGTTTGGGCTAATGCGGTCATGCCCAATTCTGCTGCACGCTCCGCATACTTATCAACCTTACCGTGCCCATCCAACATTGAGAATGTCGTATGGACGTGTAGGTTACACCAGTTTTTCACTTGCTCTCTCTTTATGTTGGGTCTTCTATCCCTATAGTGCCACCATCGGTCTTCCGCCTATCTACGGAATACCAACCGGAGCCTTTTAATACTGATCCAGCAAAAGCGTAGATCCTTTTCATTTCCAAACTTGTTCCAGAGCAATCACAAGCTGGGCTTGGTGAGTTGACGGTGGATTCTTCTATCTTACCACATTTTATGCACTTAAAGTCATATTTCGGCATTAGTCGACCACCGGTATTCCTCTCTGTCTTTGCGCCTTATCTATTTCCTTCTTTGCTTTTCTTGAGTCCATAACTGCAACGACACCGCCGCAAACGGGACAGGCAGGGGGTTTTCCCCCTTGAGCAAATGGGCTATTCATCATCCATTTATCGGACACTTTGTTTCTACAGTCTGTACAAAAACCATGTATATAATCTTCTTGTTGAGCCATCAATCTGCGGCCTTTCTATAAGCGAACCGTATAGGAGACGGGGAAGATTCCTCGTCAGTTTCTATGAATGAGTCCCCTACTTTAACCCATTTCTTTTTTTTCTCTAAATCGCAGTTTCCACACCCAATACCTACAGAGTTGGCCCTTTCGCACGTATAGGGTCTACCACCAATACCTATCTCTCTCCTCTTGATCCAATCGTCTATGTGTGCTTGGGACTTCTCGAAGTTGTAATCAGAGCAGTTTTTCAGTATCTCGTGCAAGTAGAACAGTGCATCATCTGAGTATGTTAGTAATGAACAGAGGAATAATCTCTCTTCATGCTCAAGGTGTTTTTCTTTTTCCGCCTTTCCCCAAATCCTCATTATTGATGGGCAGCTGTCAAAAAGCCTATGTGGATCAAACATCTTTTCTTGCTCAATCGTCTTAAGGACGGACGTTCCCTGCTTCCTAAATCTTTCAAGCAGATACTCCTGCGTATATTTGTTTCCTTGCTTTTCTTCTTCCCGCTTATATATGAAGTTCCTATACCACTCATTAGACTTCAGGCTGAACTCTTGCTCCGGCACCTGGATTGGCCTAGGCTCCTGGCAGTATTTCTTTATGTCTGAAAGACTTCCAAATATTAAGCCTTCGTCCGAGGACAAATCGTTTTTGTATAGTCCCGTTTTTTGATGCATAGATCCAGGCAATCTCCACATCCGCCTTAGATCGTATACAGCAAAATCAATTGTCTCTAAACTCATCTCAGACTTAAGGTGATTAGCTATGTACCTAAAAACTTCATGTAGTGAGTTGCTCGGCGTGATACCTAGGGTTAGCGCTTCCAGCTCTATGTGAAAACCCTTAAACCCAGTGAAGTATACCCTGATGGAATTTTCGGGCATAAACTCCTTAAAGTAAGAGTAAAGATTCTTAACCTCAGTGTGAGAAGCATCAAGATCGGAAGAATCTAAGTCAAAGTACAAGGAGCCTAGTCTTATGCTATTGTCTATACTTGGTTTGTTATATTGGAATACGGACGTGTATATACCCTGGTTTTCATGAAGCTCTGAATACTCGTGCATATTATTGAACTCATAGAAAACAGGTTTGTCGTTTTTCTTATCTCTAATAACTCTACTCAGATTCGCAACATACCTGGCGACCTCTACGTATTTCCATTGGTTAGTGTACTTATCTCCCGAATCAGGAAGTCTCATCTATTGCCACGCTACCCTGTTCTTCGTTGATGTTAAATAAAACTTGCTTTTTCAGCTTAAACATTTCCTTGTGTGACCTGTAATAAGATCCTTGGTTAAATATTAATTGGAAATTATTAATAAGCCAATTTCTTTTTTCAAGACGTTCGTTTTCTATACTCAAAATAGCCTCTTGCTAGATCTAGCCACTTACCGGACAACTTGCACCCTGGGCATTTAAAATAATAAAAGCTTCTGCTGTT